ATGGAAGCAACAGTAAAGAAACAAACAGCCTTCAGATTTGACAGTGAGTTGTTGGATTTATTAAAGAGTGCGGCTAAACGTGAGCATAGAAGTTTGAATAATTATGTAGAGTGTCTTTTGCGAGAAGCCATGTACAGAGAACCAAATGAAGAAACCAAGATGGCTATTGAGGAAGCACGTTCGGGAAAATATGCTGGAACGATAGATATGAGTAGTTTTGATTCTTTTGTGAAATCTGTGAATGATATAGAATGAAGACAATTCATTATAGTACCAAGGCAAAGAAAGATTTAAAGAAATATCGGAATAATATTCGGCTAATGGAGGCTTTGTATGAAGTTCTGAGTAGCTTGGTCAAAGGAGAAGCTGTTCAGGAAAAGTATAAGCCGCATGAACTTACAGGAAATTATAAAGGCTGCATGGAATGTCATGTCGGAAATGATTTTCTTTTAATATGGATAGATACAAAGCAGGATGTGATAGAGGTAATCAGATTAGACAGTCATTCTGAACTTTTTAAATAAACAAAGCCGTTAGGGAAGAGATACTATTTATTCCCAACGGCTTTTTGTATATGGCTTATGTAAGAAAATCAAAATAAAAGCCTACCCCAAAGAAGTTGTATGAATGAAATGAACATGAATTGAGTTGGGGTAGGCTAAAAGTAGACCTATGAAGTTTTAGAGTTCTTTATAAGAACGTGACTAAAACTCTGTTTATTGTACAAGCGTTGAAAATTATGCTTGTAAAGCGAGTTTGGGTTATAATCAAAGTGCTCCCAACAGAAGCCCTACAGCCCCCCAAACAAGGTCGTGCCACTCTTCAGTTCCGTTCTTCAACCACTTGTCCCAAACAATCTCTTTCGCAACAAGTATCACCAAAGTAGTTAAGATTGCCGCTTCAACCGGCATAAGGTATTTGAGCATGTCATAAATCAATATTCCGGCAATCAAATGCTGTGCGCCATCCATTCTCATTTTATTGATGCAGAAATCGTCTATCTTCTGCCTGATTCTTTTTAGATAATCCATTTTGATAAAGAATTTAATTGCTGTTGTTTATTTTAAGATATTGCAGCCATCCGGAAAACAACGGTCTGTTTTCTATGTAGTTGCAGTTCAGTTCGCAGGAATATGCCTCTTGTTCAAATGACACTTTTTTGTATGCGGTTTTTGAATTTCGATAAACGAGCAATTTTATAAACCACTCTATCGCATACCAGATATAAAAGGCAAGAGCAGCTACGATATACCATATAGGCGATATATCAAAAATCAATTGTAGAATTAACACCACACAAGCCGCAACACAGGTCGTTTCTATCCATTGATATGAATGGCAGGTTTCATGGTTCCTGACTCTTTGCGTTATATGCTCCGGAGATAACTTGCTTAATACAAACGGGCCAATCGTGATTGTGTGACAAGAACTGAATGCCAATAGTATCTTGGCGATTCGGTTGTCGTAATAAAATCTTTTCATACCTGCCAGGGGTTTTTGTATGGATCATAAGATGTCTGGAATGTCGCCATCTGCCAGTCTGTAACCGGCTTGTTATCTTCTGCTATTTTTCGTGGAATCTGAGGGTTGATTTTCAGCTTAGAAGCATCATTAAGCCACTTCATGGAATCCTCATAATCTCTCATTCTAACAACACTGACGTTATTGGGAGCAATCAGTTTGGTAAGCTCGTACACAGCCAACCGAATCATGTGCTTTTTGAGATTGTAGTTTCTGGGATCGTGTAGTGCAAGATTTTCCCCGATAACCGGACTGTCACTGTTCACGTCTATTTCAGGATAATACACTTGGCCATCATATACAACGTACTCATGTGATGAAAGTTCGTATTCGTTGTACTGAGGATCATAATCGGCAATAGCACCCCAGTTTTCCGATTCCAAAGGGTTTTTATTATTGTCGAACCCCTCCAGTGACATCAAAGTATAATAGGAACCGTCAAATTTTACGACATTCCAAAGCTCGTACTCAATCGGATTCCAGTCTGTATATTCAGCAAGTTTCCATCCGTTTACCATCGGGATTCGTATATTCCCAAATTTCCATCCGTTTTCAACAAGACAGATATAAGGCGTATCGTTATATAAGACAATATTACCTTTGTAATAGGTTTTGAACTGGCTGTATCGTTGAAATTCCCGTATCTCGCCTTTCTCATCCACAAACTCTTCCCAGTATTCCACGGAAGAAGGAGCCTTGTATCCGCTGATCGATCTTATTATCTCGTGGATTTTACCATCAAAATAAATATGTGCTCCGATCGGATAAGTTACCTTTCGGTCGTATTCAGCGATATATTTCCCTTTATTCAGTTCTTTTTCAATCTCATAGTTCTCACTCAGATACTCTATGACACTCATTTCTGCGGCTTCCTCGGCTTGAATGAATGTTTCCGGTTCGTTTCTCGTTATCTGGGAAAGGCTGTCTTGCGTGATGATTCCCAGATAATCGCTATTGTTTAAAAATCGTCTGTACATAGATTAATGGTTCGTTAATAGTTAAATCCTTCGTTAATGGTAGCTGTGGAAAGGATGGTCATAGAACCGTCCCCTCTTTTGTATTTCGTCCAGCTATCCCTTAAATAATAGCATAGCAGGTAATCAAGGCAGTCGGACAAGTGGCCGTATTTTTCGTATTTTACGCCTGTTTTAGCGTCTGTAACCTTTGCCTTGCACTTTGTACCATCCTCGTTCTTTAACTGGTAAATAAGGTCTTCTGTGAGCTTCCTGCAACGTAAATCAATCATCAGTTTCCATCCGTCAAATCCCTCGAACACCTCATTGACAAATTCACATCGGGTAACTTGTGGAGGCTGCTTTTTTAAGAGCTTGATCTTAGGTTTCAATACGCCCTTGCCCAGTGTTTCCGTGATGATGGTGTAGTTGTTTGTCCCATCTTCATTTGTGGTTGAACGCTGTAATCCGGCAGGGTCTCCTGTCACGTCCACCCCTCCGATATGTTTTTCCCTATACAATTTCTGTTGTATCTTCCTTGCCAGAGCCGGAGTATTGTTTTCCTTCTTTTCCGGCAATCCCAATATTTCCTCTATGACATATATCTCTTTTTTGTCATAGTTTATCTGAGCCAACAAAGTAGACATTCTGGGTGCGACATTGAAGTCCCAGATGGTAATGATAGGTTTGGTCGGATCGTAGACCTTTTCCTTCAGGTTCGTTATAAGATGTCTGGAACCGTCAAAATTGTGGTAAACGGCCATATCGTTGGCTTCCACGAAATCCCAGTTACCATATAACAAACGCTCCTTTGTGGCTTGGTCACGAATCTTGTTCAATGCCGCCTCGTAAGTCTGCCGGAAAGCGATGTCCGGGTTGTCGAATACGGAGAACGGTATATAAGCCTCTCCCTCCCGGCATTCCACCTTGTCTCCGTTTTCATCCTGTACGAACCGGGAACGTACCCAGTTTGTAGTCGGGTTGGTGCTCATAAACATTCTGGATGTCTTGAATGTCTCGTGTATTCTCCAACGAAGACGGGAAAAAAGCACTTCAACCGCCTTTTCCGAAATCTCCGACACCTCGTCGATCATGGCAATCGTATATTCGGAAGAACCGAATCGCTCGAAGTTCGGGTCAGAAGGCAGATCGACCATTTCCTTCATGATAATGACAGAATCGTTCCAAAAGGTAAGCGTACCTTCCAGATTATTGATTCTGTAGTTCACTTCTTCTTTTAATCCCCAGTTTTTTAGAACCGTCTTGATCGTATTCCAAGTAGATTCCTTCAAAGACTTGATTGTCTTACGTGCCACGACCGCACGAATGTTCTCAAATCTCATGCAGGAAATAATGAGCCAGCAGGCTCCCAAAAACGATTTTCCACCACCTGCTGATCCACCACCTAATATCATTTGTGGCAGATTTGTGTTTCCACATGACTCGCAAACAGGCTTGTATTGTGGATTCTTTTTTACATCGTATCCGATGAGTTTCTGTGTTATATGACCGCCACATTTGGGACAATAATCCGGTTGAAGCAATTTCCATAGTTCATATTGCCTTTCTGACGGTCTGAAATCAATTTTAATGTTCTGGGGTGGTCTCAGTTTTGCATAAATTCCCATGTTTAGATATTTGCAGCGGCAATCGTAATGACAGAAACCGCCATGATTATAAGTATGTTGTTTAGAATTATCTTTCTCATAGTCTGGTCTTATATGGAAACAGCACCCAACTTTTTAGGGCTGGATGCTGTTTCGGAAGTGTTCTTATGAAATATGAATTTTAATTTCTCGCTCTTTCTTTAAAATCTCATTCAAGGCATCCGAAGTGGCTCTTGATTCCAGCACCTTGCCTTTTACCTTGTTTTTCCCAACAAGAATGCACCCTGCGCTATCGGCAGCGGTGTTTCCGGGATGTATTAGGATTCCAATAAAATGCGGTACATCATGCAATCTTGGTAAGACACGTTTGAATCTGGGTGAGTATTCCATTGTGACCTTGTATTCTCCAGATGGGATAGCGGTTTTTGAATAAACCTTTTCCGGACATTCGCAATTCAATCCTTTGGGCGTGTTCGGACAGTATGCCGGAAGTTCTCTTACCTTGTCTTCCAGAGTATCGCAGAAATATTTTCCGTCAATGTATAAACGCCCGATTGTATAAGTCGCTCCTTTGAAAATTCTTTTCAGTTGCAGTAACATTTTGGTTTCGGTTTAAAAATGAACAATATGTGATTTTGTTTTTAATTAAGAATAGTGGTGTCTGGTAGGGGATGGTTATAAAAAAGGGGCATACCTTTAATTAGGCATACCCCTTTAATGCAAAAGATTTGTTTGTATAGAACTATTTTTTGTTCAGGTCAAAAGACAACTTGATCGGATTTTTCAAGAAGTTTGCTTCGCCCACCATAGCCTCCGTTGCTGTAAGGCTGAATTTTAAATTCTTGTCTTTAACTGCAAATACGCCGTTCTCTTCAGCTTCAATTGACACTGCAACTTTCAGCTTCAAATCTACAAAATCAAAAAGCAATTGTTCCGGGGACAGTTCCAAAGAAATTGAGTCGTTTGTCGCATTCATGGTAGCCTTATAATCAGCAGCATAACTCATAGTTCCGATTTTCTCGATAATACCAGCAGCAGCATCCTTTCCAATGATTTCTTCTACTAATACTCCGTACGGGAACTCGGCAAAAGAAATGCGATCATTTTCCACGCTCAGATTAACTCCCACCGTATCTTGGGCAGAAACCGCATAAGTCATATTCCCTGCATATTCACCGTTCACATCCTCTACTGTAGGCAATTGAACATCATCATCGTCACAAGAAGTAAATATCAAACCAAATACTGTCAGCATCATCAGCACTGACCATTTCAATGTCTTTTTCATTTTTAATTGCTTTAGAATATTAATAAATAGTTTTCGTAAAGTATGGATGTCGAGTATTTATGAAATGCTGCATGAGTGTCTTATTTTTATATTTCTCGAAAATAAAATATGTATGTCGTAGAAAAAATCTACAATGTTCCACACTTTTGTTTCATAAATACACAGTTCTTAATTGTTGTAAGTAATTATATGTAATTGATTTGTAGTTTGTTATATTGTTTTCAGAAAATTGGCATATTAGTTGTATAAAATTTAGAAAGATTGTTTAGGCATAGGCACTATTTTTTTATTTTCTTGACACGGATGTCGTTTGCACATCATTTATCGCATTACTTAGGATTAGTAGAGTATTTGTTTTTTTCATTTATCAAAAGAGAGGCCGCTTGCGAAGGTGGTCTCTCTTTATTTTTATATTCAGTCAAGCAGATTTGTTTGGTGCTTTGATTATTCTACAAAGCCAGATTTTTGTTGGTTTCAATGAAATTTTAAGTATGGTTTGCTTTAATTAAGGGTAAGTATGTTTGTTTACGTGGGTTTCTCGCTATCTTTGTACAAAACAACAATTCTTTTTAGTGTATTTGTTTTTATTTTGAAATAGTATTTGTTTTTAGGAGCAACCTGTGAAGGTAGCTTCTAAATGTCTTGCAATTAATAAAAACACTTATGGCATAAAAAAATTTATTACCCTTTAAGGAGCCACTTGTGAAAGCCGTTCCTTTTTATTTTCGTATTTAAACAGAATATTTCAAATCGGTATATTGTTGGTTTAAATACAAACAGGAAGATATTTTCATTCAGAGTAGGGTTAAATGTTTGTTATATTCATATATTTGTGCATTATTTTCTAAGAGGGAGAGATTTTTCATAAAGGCGTTAGCCGAAAAATTCGTTTTTTTCATATCAAAAAAGAGCTATCTGTGAAGAACGCTCTTTTTTGATTTAATTACATCTTTGGTATAAAAAGAGAGGCAGCTAAAACACCGCCTCTCTCTGTATCAGGTTTTCAGAAACATATCCTCTGACCTTTCTTCTAAGTTCCCTCAGACTTTTGCTGTAAGAGGTCGGAATAATGGAACCGTCATAAATATCTCTTGCGTAATACCGTCCTGTTTCTGCGTTCCGGAAAGGGAAACAATATCCGTTTTCCCAACGCCTGTCCCATATTTGCTGTTCCATATTGGACGGCTTATGACTGGATCAATCGGTTAAGCTGTTCCGCTTGTTTGTCCGCTTTGTTTTTAAGTTCTTGAAGAGCGATATTTTCCACAGACAGGCTTTTGATTTTTGCATCGTTTTCTTCCATTTTCTTTGAAACTCCGCTACTGATATTCTTTAGCTTGCTTACCGCATCGGTAAAAAGTTTGGTTGCTTCTGCCAGTTGGCTTGCAAATGACTGAGGTTTTTCGATCTCTTGGGTTTTGGTTCGCCCACTTAATTTTGAAAACATAGTTTTTAGTCTTTGATTTTTATATACTCTGAATATTTGATTTCCACGTATGGATTGTCACTTGAAATAGTCTGGTGTATCGCTTTCACTTTCCATCTCCACCAAAGGAACTTGTGCTTGTATTCGATCCAGAACGCCTGATTAAGAGTAACGGGCAGATTGATTTTCCCCGTCAGCCTGTCGTTCTCAATAATCCCGTTGATTTTCAAATACGGGGTATCCATCTTTACAGCCTTTAAGAAAACTGGAACGGTATCTCTTATCATCACACTGTCCTTTATTTCCGCATCAATGGGAGCATCCACTTCCACATTGTGTTTCGCTGTCGCTTCCAGATCCTTTATTCTTATCCCCAGTTTCTTTATTTTTTCTTCATCTTCAGCCCTGAACCGTTTGTATTCATCCAAAGACATGGTTAGTGTTTTGATGTCCAGTGCCATCGTTGAAGAATCAGCCTGTATTCGCCGGACTTCCGACATAAGAGCTTCAGTATTGGACTTATAACTGTCTTTTTCTTCGATGAGTCTTTGGCGTGATCTTAGAAGTGAGATTGTGATACCTGAAAGAACAGCGATAATCAAGAAGGAGTATTTATTCATCAGCCTTTGGTATAAACACTCCTTCTTGGGTTATACATCCCACGCAACTGGTAACAAACCCTTCAGGAGCCAGTTGCCAGTTTTTTGCCCATTCCTCCACAACGGTCGTCTTGTGCGGACAATTACCGAATCTTGATTCGACATAGGTATACGGGTGCGTCATTTTGCTATGCTCGTCCGGGAATTGCGCTTTTATCTTCACATCCTCTTTCCACTGTGGCATTCTGATATAACCGGCTTTCTTTTCCTGAAGCATGTAGTAGGCGAGGGGGTAAGGAAGCGCATTGCAGGACATGTATTTCTTCTTTTCGAAATCAGATTGGCTGATCCACCCCATGTGCCCGGATTCATCTTTGATAAGATAGCCTTCTTCCAGCGAATCCTCTTCTTTTCCAAGCATCTTTTTCATAAACTCTTTCTTGGTCATTTCCTCGACCTCGATACATTCTACTCTTACAAATTTTTCCATTGTTATGTAAATTATAAAGTTTTGATTGACTGACTGGGGATGAACCATTCATCTTCTTCTTGAAACGGCTCTGTAAATTCTACAATGTATCCCGGATTTTTTCTTTGCGATTGGTCAAGCGATTCGATGATACGCCCCATTCGACCAATCAATCCTTCCAGTTTTAATTTCCTTAATTCTTTTGAATCAACAATTTCAATTATCTGATTAATCATCGGTTTGTTTATTTAACGTATAGAAGTTCAAACTCATCCTTTCTCCTTTGTCTGATAGAGGGAATCACTTTATTTTTATATCTGCAAAATGAAACGTATTCTTTATAGAAATCCCTGTTTCCGCTTCTTATTTTTCGTATAAGCCGGCTGGCTGGTTTGTTTTTATATCCTAAGATATTATATTCTCCTACATTATAAGCCAACACTCCAAGAATCAAAGAATCCTTTCCATATTTTCTGAACACGCTGCATTTTTGTAGTAGGTCTTTTCTTAGAAGAGAATCAGCAAACTCTTCAGAAATATCATGATTGAAAGTGTCACTTTTCAATAATCTGTGACCGTATCCGACATAGTATTTGTGTCGCCGGTCATGCCATCCTTCTTTTTGCTTAATCAGTTCTACCGCCATGTCAAATTTGGAAATTTTGTTTTCCGTTTTATGTTTTGGAATAGAAGCGGTACTGTTACAATCCGGCTCTACTGTAATAGAAAAGAAGAACAGGGTCAAAATAAAAACTTTTATCTTCAATATATTATCGGTTTTTGGTTATAATTTACTCTGTATATTATCGCATATTTAGTTTGTTATTTTACGGGTTAATTTTTATTATAAACACTCGACAAAAATAACAATAAAAAAAAGAACCACAAAGCAAATGCGGTTCTTTTTGGCGGCTTATCGGGAATTTTTCAAGATTTCCTTAATATCCCTTCTCATCTCTTTTAAATCGTCCTGCATGGACGTAAACTGTTGCATGGTAGCTTCAAATACGGTCTTATCCACCTTGATTGCATCAATCTTCTGATATTGGTCTTCCAGTTTGGATTCAATACGATCACACCTGTCTGCCAGTGAATCTATTCTGGCGGTATTATTGAGGTGTTGGACGTACATCGAAATCAGGAAAGAAGCGACAATCGTAAGGGATTTGATATTGTCGCTTATGAATGTTCTGATTTGTGGCATAGGTCATTCAAGCGTTAGAAGGACTGACAATGCTTTGGAAACGGATTCTATCAGCCTGACCGCCGCTTCCGAATCCCTCAGTCCGTATAATGCCAGAATGATTATGATGGCCATGTAAACATTTCTTTCCGTCCGTTTAGCTTTCGTGCCTTTCTTCTTCTCCATTGTTTTCTTTCTGAGGAACTATAACATTAAAGATGATACCATTATCGCCACCTCCTTCGATCTTCAGTTTTGCTTCCTGGGCGTGTTTGATCGGGTACAGATCCATCAGTGCTTTTGCCGCATTGACTGCCACGGCCCGAAGTGGAGCCGGGGACAAGTCCATTCCCCATTTGTCCTTGTATTTGGCGGTGGAAGTTTCTTCCATCACCGCTTTGAGAGTTTCGGTAACTTGTAACTTTACAGCGATAGCCTCCGTATCGGTTTGCTGTTGTTCACTTAATTTCTTGATACGTTCCGAGATATGAGGTTTGCCAAGCAGCCGCCTGCTTTTTAGACTGACACCTGAACCGGAATCCTGAAATGCTTCCCTATAGCATTTACAGTGCTGTCCTGCAAATTCCCTCCCACCGTTTATATACAGGTCGCAGAACAGGCTTTCCGCTTTCGTCAGTCCCAGTTCGTTCTTTAGCATCTCGGACGCAGATACCTTATTTTCCTTTTTCATAGAATTGATATTATTAAAGCCCAACATAGAACAGGTTGTGTCATGTCGGGCTTTTATTAAGAATAGGGTGTTTGTTATGTATCGGTTTGTTCTTTTCCACTGGTCACAGCTGCCATCTGTTCTTTCGCTATATCGGGTTTCAGGGAGATGAGTTGCTCCATCAGTGCTTGGTAAAAGACATCGGCCAAAGCATCGGCACAGGCTTCCGCATCTGCCAGCGAGTTGATAAGACGCATATTGAAAGACACATCCAGATCGTATCCGGTAATAGCCGCCATCATCTCGTTTCCGTCATATCCGAGAACCCCGTATCTCATCCTTTCGTCTTTTCTGAACGATACGGTTTCATTTTCTTCCGTCATACATTTAGATTTTAAAGTGTGTTCTTGATTTTTCCTTTTTCTGAAGTCCTGCACCCGTAGATGATCCGTCTGAATTTCTCAGTCGGTTGGAACAGACGATTGCCACGTTAAGAGTAGCGGTAACATCCGCATCCGCATCATGGGCATCGTCCAATTCGATACCGAGTCGTTCTGCCAGCAGTTCCAGTTTGTACGATGTCACTTCCGGATCACCGGCAAATGTGAGCTTGCCTAAGTCTATCGTGTCTACATAATGAGGCTGGAAGTTCCCCCAAAAGTCAGTGATTCCGGCAAAAACCTTGGCAAATTCCTTCAGTTTGCCTCCATAGGCCATAAGTTGCTGAAGGAAACCGCAGTCAAAAACAATGTTCTGCCCGATAAGAAACGGCTTTGCGGTCTTTGATTTGGAAAGGGTGTTTCTTGTGGCGAAATCAATCACGTCACTTGCCACCTGTTCGACATCAACTCCTTTTTCATACAACATATCCATTGAAATATCCGAGTAGGTAAGAGCTGCTTCCTCATATTTCATCAGTTGCCCTTCCTCTTCCTCAATTTCCCTTTTGTTTTTCAGAACCTTCTTTCGTGTCTTGCCCAAAATATCGCTCTTGTGTTTATAGGGGTAGATATAATTCATGTAAGTGTCTATAACCTCCCATGTATCGAGCCGTACCGCTTTCATTGCGATCTGGGTACAAGCTCCGTTTTGTGGGTCTAAATCTCCGGTTTCAAAATCGAGTACAATCCCGACAAAAACGGTCGGTTCGCTTTTTGGTGCTGCCATAATTAAAGTTTTGGTTTATAATTTATTGATTTCACTTAATATTTTATTCTCAAATTCTTCTATTGTCCCATCATTGATGATGATACAATCATAAAAACTATCGTTTATGTGAATACGTCTTTTGTCCCTCGCTAATCTGTCCGGCTCGATCCCTCTTTTAATGAGCGTTTCTTCCGAGCATTTCACTGCGACAGGGACAATGAGGTATCTGTTCCCGAAATCCTTGACAAGACATTCCAGTCCTGCCTCGTCAATTACATAGGTGCAAATTCCACCTTTAGGAACCTGGCTGTGGAGAGCGAAATACTGTTCACCTCCGAATACCGTGTATGCCAGCATATCGTCCCCTTCCGGCACTTGTTCGCTTCCAATAAAGAAATGTTCCACGCCATCGGTTTCACCGGGTCTTTTACGTCTGGTCGTGTATGACACGATAGTCGGAATATTCATTTTCTTTCTAAGGAACTCGGCCATATAGGTTTTACCGCTTCCCGATCTTCCAACGATGGCAATAATTACAGGTTTCATTCAGTTTCTCTTTCTATAAGCATGTTGTTTAATTTTATATGGTTAGTAATTCACTTGATTACAATTCTCAGACATTGAACAGCATGGAAGACTTGTATGTCTGCAAGCAATGACAACCGGAATAGTCGCTGTATTTAATTATAGCTGACACGATAATCATTTTGTTCTTTGACTGAATAATTTTATCACGGTTCGCCTTGTAGAAATCATCCCACATCACCAGTTCGATAATATCGTTATTCTGTTGCAGTTTCAGTTTGCAGAAAGTTTTCTTCTCGCCTGTTTTCTTGTCCTGATATTCCACTTCGTCATGTTCCAGAACGGTTGCGCATACGGCTATCCGTTTACCTTCGCTTTCTTTAAGAAAAGCATCCTTGATTGTCATATAGGAAGCTCTTCCCCTTATATGCTGCTTGGCTTCCGAATTGTCATATATTCTCCTGTAATCAACGGAACCGATACCTGATACCTCGATCTGAAGCATTGACCAGAAATAGTGTTTGTCTGTCATGTCGGATGGGAAATCCTCTTCTTTCAGATCAAACCCCAATTCTTTGGCTGCTACACAAAGAATCCTGTGTCTTTCCGGAAGCGACTTGACGTTTTCAATCTTATCGAAGCATCCTGCCAGAATAAGATGTTTCACGTGCCGGGCATTTACTGGAACTTTTCTTGCTTCTTCCTCGTTATCGGGGTCATCCCAGTATTCGTACTTTTTAAGTTTGTACTTGAATATGCGGTGGATGAAATTCTCGATGGACGTAAACACCCCGTTCTTCTGACGCTCTTCCACTATATACTCAACGGTCTTGACACCTACCATTTTGATTCGTGTAAGCGACCAGAAAATCTCATCATTCTGGTAGTCGGTAAAGAATTGTATATCGGAAACGTTAATATCCGGATGCACGATTTTTGCCTTGCTGCATTGTTCCATTTCCGACATGAGAGAAGGTATTTCCTTGTCGTTTGCCCACTGGAGGGCGATGGTATAGAATGCTGAAGGATAGTTGGCCTTCAGCCATGCTCCACAATAGGCTGTTAATGCGTAGGCTGCTGCGTGGGAGCGGTTGAAGCTATACTTTCCTGCTGTTTCAATTTTGTGCCAAATGTCTTCTGCCTCATAATCCGGACATCCGTTTGCAACAGCCCCTTTGATAAAATCGTCTTTTAATGTAGCCATTAAGTCTGCCTTCTTTTTACCGATAGCCTTACGCAAATAGTCTGTTTTACCCAAATCAAATCCGGCTAAAGTATGAGCAACTAACATGAATTGTTCTTGGTAGCACATAATTCCGAAAGTATTTTTGGTTGCCTCATACGTTCCATAATTATATACCGGAGTCGCTTCATTGTGTTTATATCGCACATAATCGTCAGTCGCCCCGATTTCAAGCGTTGCCGGACGATATAAGGCATTGATAGCAATAAGGTCTTCAATATTATCAGGCTTTACTTCCATAATAAATTTTGTAATACCACGGGAAGCGAATTGGAAGACATTCTGGGTATATCCGTCTGAAAGGATTTTGTATGTTTTCGGATCGTTAAGTTCATTTTGAGTAATACTTTCAATGGAATAATGCTTGTTGTATTCTTTGTTTACAATATTGATAATGGAGCTTAGTTTTGACAATTCCTTGGTTGCCAATACGTCTTCTTTTAACAATCCAATTTCATCCGCTGCATATCCATCGAACTCCGATACCAATAGTCCATCCATTTTTCGTATAGGAAGGAAATCGAAACATTCCACGTCTTTTTCGTCATTTCTTGTTTCCGGAGTAACAATGATAGCTGAAGCATGAATGGATGAAGCCTTGGGTTGCCCCATCAATGTCCGAATGTCTTCAATGACCATAGGATAGTCTTGGATGAACTTGTTTACCTTTTTGTTTGTCGCAGCTACTTTGAACAGGTCTGTCCAGTCCATTTTGTCGTCTTCAAAGATTGCAGTGATATAGTTTACAATGGCGTGCGGAACCCTATGAACCCTCGCCACATCCTTTAAAATAGCCTTTAACTTCAAAGTGGTAAAGGTTCCGGCAGAGAATACACGTTGTTTACCATTGATATTATATCTCTCTTCCAAATACTCTTTCATTTCCTGTCTCCGGTCGGAAGCATAGTCTACATCTATATCCGGCTCACGGAAGGGCGGAATGACCGCCCCTCTTTAATCCCTTTCCGACAAAAAGATCAACGACTGACGTTGTCTCTTTGGCTTTCTTTAATTTTACGTTTAAAACTTTCATTTGTCAAGATTTGATGTATTATTGAATTTCGTTTAAAGTCCAGATTAAATCCTTATTGTCAAATATAATGTCGTCTTCAGGCTGTAATTCATCAGCATACACGGTCATTTCTTCATCATCACGTTTTACTCTGATTTCGGCATCCCTTGAAACCTTTAGTGTTTTGCCTTCCAGTTCTAATTCTACATAATCTTCACCGGAGAGAATATCTATGTCTTCTCCTATGATAGTGGTATTGTCATTCCATTGGAGTCCGCATCGTTCCGGTACTAAGAATCGGCTGAAGATCAAATCATATTTTAACGGGTCAATAGAAATAATGCCAAGCAGATAAGATACTAAGGAGCCTCCTGCCGAGCCACGACCGATACCCGTAACGATTCCTCGTTTTCTTGCTTCGTTGACCATATCCCACTGTACAAGAAAATAATCCACATTGTTGGTGGATTCGATGATGTATATTTCTTCTTCAAGTCTTTTGCGATACCTCTCATGTTCTTCCACTGGTATTTTGGAAGTCAATCCTTCTTCCAATAATTCTAAAAACATGGTATGTCTGTCTCCATATTTATTTATTTCATCCGGGAGCATGATGTATTCCGGCATGAACATTTTTCCTGTCTCAAACCGTGCCGTAGCTTTCTCCGCTATTTCCACGGTCGGCTGGCACATAAGTTCCAAGAGGGCTTCCGCATCCCATTTCTCAGAATCAAATATAGATTGAAACATTGCCAAATGCTCGTCTATATCCTTGAAATACTGGTCGTCACTCTGGTTGTGAGCCGCCTTTGTTGCAATCTTGTTCAGAATAATCTTGTTCTTCGCATCGTCCTTATCAAGATAGTAGTTGTCACAGATAAGAATCGGCTCCACCTCAAATATTCCCTCGTCCTCCAAGAAAAAGTTATCGAAATAGAACTTGGTGGCATTAAGAATTTCAATATCAATTCTCTCTGCCTTGTATTCGCTTAGATCAACCTGATAGAACATCATATCAAATGTTCTTTCCAGTTCTTTTACGACATTCATGTTCTTTTTCATCCAGTACGAAGAAAGTTTACCGAATACCAATACGTTTCCTTCGCCGTGAGTCAAAAGCTGGGAAAGCGTCAGTACGTTCTCTTCTGAATCCACCATGATTTCCTTTTGAATGCGAAGAAGATTGCGAAGCCCTTTTTGCGATAGGGAATATACCTTCATATCCACTTTCTCATCATAGAACTGTAGAGTGAACGAATAGCCGAATACGTGTTTTATCCCGGCCTTGTCACATTCCTTTTGTAGATTGAAGGTTGCCGCCATCGTATTGCGATCACAGATTCCGATAGCCGTATGACCGAGATATTTGGCTTTCTTGACCCATAAACCCAAATCCCCTGAGCCGTTCAATAATTCATAAGGGGTATGCACTCCCAGGTTGACAAAGGGAATATCGGTCTTTACAGCCTGTCGTTTGCCTATATATTTCAATATGTTGAATTTGAACTCTTCCCTCAAATCATAATAATACCAGTTGTCACCGAACTTGAATGCGACATAATAGATGTCTTCTTCCATCAGAACTGAAGGATCTTCCATGAGATTGAAGGACACTTCATCATCCTTTACCTTAAAGATGGATTTTACACCGCTAAGGTCGGCCAAAAACATTTTGCCGAAGTCCTCGATCTCTATGACTTCGTTGTCTATCATTTTAAATGATATTTTATTGGCATCAAGCCACTCTGTTAATTCTTCCATTGGTTAAAGTGTATTTAATTTAAATTCAATAGGGGAGAGCAAGTTCTGAGAGAAGGTATCGTAGATTTCCCAAAACGACATTTCATCCCAGTCTTTCCCATTCTCTGCGTCAATTTTGGCAATGAATACGTTGAAATATTCATTAAGGGTGCTCGCTGCCTTATTTATAGCTTCCGTTGCATCCGAGTCATACCCAAGCACAACGGTTTTCACTCCTTTGCATTGCAGCTTGTATATCTGTATCTGGGAAATCTTCTTTCCGAAAGTCGCTACAACGGCTACGTGAGGGTTGTCATACAACTCCAGTTTCCGTGTCAGGGCAATGACATCGAAGATTCCTTCCACTATGATAACCGTGTCGGTCTCATCTTCAATGACCGCATCGTAGTTGTACAGGAGTTTCACAAAATCGTTTTCTATCGAGTTCCTGTAGCGCAGAATCCTGTATTCCCCGTTAATCTTTGCCTTGCAGTTATGCCGGTCTATCTCGTCCTTTGACCAGATATGACGGGAAACATAGCCAACGGTATCGCCATCGTCAATGATCGGGAATATCACATAGTCGTTGAACTTGAAATTCAGTCCTCTTGTCGTACCGACCGGAAAATACTCATAATCATCAAAAGTAAAGCCTCTGGATTTCAAGTACGAATTGGTATAACAACGCTTGTAACATTCCGGGAGTTCTATGATGCTTAATGAATCATCAATCTCTTTCTCGCCATCAATGCGGAAAAGGAGCTGGACATCCAGTTTTGCTTCCAGATCGGCAGTAGGAGAGACCATCAGATCCGGCCTTCCGATTGTTTCCAACAGTCCTTCCAGCGTTGTCGTGGAAAAGCCGCAACTGAAACAATGTGACATAAACGGCTTTTTCCGTTCCGTTTCTTTGCCTACATAAATTCCGAACTTATTCTCTTTTCCACAATGGGGACATTTTGGTACAATAAGATTCTTATGGCTTCCATCGAATTTTGCTCCCAGTTCCAGACTTATTTCCTTGATGAGATAATCTTTCTCTGCTTTGGTTAAATCCATGTATACAGTCTTGGTTAAATATTTTAGCTTAATCGGCTATATTGTAGTCACGTAAATTGGTGCAAAAATATTATATTAATTGGTACAAAACAAGAAAATGCCTATAACATTCTTCAGTTATAGACATTTTTACCTCTTTATGAGGCAGACCGGGCCTTCAAGCTCATGGTTCTTCTTGCATCATAGAACACTTCGTTTGCATAGTCAGTGGCAATCTTGAACGTGTCTCCTTTGCTAAAGAATCGGGACTTTGCGATATGCAGACGCATCGTATCCTCTTTTCTTTCCGCTTCGGATTGGTTCAGCGTAATCAGATGGGTAAGTGGTCTGGAAAGCCCCTTTGCTTCAGAACAGTTGTATTCGGTCAGAACATTTTTCTCATCGTTGAGCCAATCCCTGTTCTCGATGGTCGCCTGATAGGTAACGACCATCCAGACATTCTCATCGTTGGCCAAGTCTTTCAAATCGTTTGCCACTGCGATACGTTTGGCACGTTCATGGTCAGCTCCCCAGTTTCTTCCGCTTGAATCGGTAAGCAAGTCCATCGAATCCACAATCACGATGTCGGGATTGTGACCATGTATCTTACGATATTCGGCAATACCGCTCTGAATATCGACGGTTGATACGTTGTTATTGAATCTGGGAAAGGCTCTTACAATAATACTTCCGGTATAGGCTTTCATCTGTTCCTCAAAAATCCTCATTTCCGTATCTGAGATTTTTCCTTTCTCAAAAAGAAACGAGTTCTTGCATATTAAAGCTCCGGAATAAGCATCTACCACTTCTTCCTCAGAACCCTCCAACTGAAAATGAAGCACGTTCAATCCATCATCCACCATAGCCCTTACTCCGACATGGCGTGCGATATGCGACTTTCCCACACCCGTACTGGCAAGGAAACAGGTAAGCTGTCCTCTGAGATTTCTTCCATCGTTCAGTTCGTCTATATCGTCAATGAAGAAACGTGTCACCTGTGCAAGCCGTGAGTTCTTGTTCTCATTCTCCCTTTGTCGGTTCTGTAGGAAACGCTGGGTGAATGTCTTGGTAATATCCACGAACTGACTTGCTTTTAGTGTGAACTGACCGAGCCATTCCGCATATTCCATCAGTTTGTTCTGAGCCTTTTCCTGTTCGTTCTGATTGTATAGCTTTCCAACTTCCACATAAACGGCCTGTAGCCGGACGCTTTTGATGTATGATTCCAGCATATCCAACACGGAATCCACTTTTCTGACACCTTCATAGTCCTGAAACGTATTAATCAGTTCCGTGGCATCGTAGTCTCCGGCAAAGGCTTGCAACAAGACCGGGTAGGAAGGCGGTGTCTTGTAGGTTTCATAATGCTTGGCTATGACCTTGTTTATCGCTTGAAAGTATTTATCCGGCAGATATTCTTTTTTCATGTTTTGCACTACTGCGGCACATACGTTGTCATACTTCATTACGCAATAGTATAGCTCAAAGAGGAAATCTAAACTTAAAGGGTTGGATTTATTTGGTTTCATTTTGATTAAATTCTTCAGTTCTGATTCGATATAGTTCAGGATAAGCTTGCCGGGTTCTTTGTTTACAGGCTTCGGCTTTGGCACATTGTTGGCAGGAGACGGAAAACGGAGTCCATAGCAGGGTGGATTGTCCGCATATATAATATCCCACGTCCGTATTCAACGCTCTGGATTTGGTGCTTTCCTCGTACTGGGGAAAGATGAATTTGTATAGCGGATGTTTCCGTCTGTCCGCAATGAGAGCGAGAAGCCTTGCTCTTGGCATTTTATCTCCCAGCCATTTGTCCTCGTAATACTTCCGGTTCTTGTTCGTCTGGATGAAGCATTCCACGGCCTTGCTGCCGAAGTATTGTTTCACGCCCCATTTGTCTGTATATCTGGAATCCGTGTTGTATACCCGGTACGCCTGACATACGCAAAAATCAACTAACCTTTCTCTACTAATGGCATCGCCAAAGTCGGCTTCAAGCAAATCCAGACATTTCCCGATGGTTTGCTGAGTAACCCCTCCTTCCGGATTTGTGATCTTGAAAGAGGGGTTAATCATACTTTTCATAATAGTAGAGAAAACGAGAATGATATTCTTAATTTGTTCTTTTTTCTCCATCTCGGTTTATCATTTTTCTCATTTTCTTTTTAGCCAAAAACAATCGGCTTTTTACGGTCTCTATGTTTCTGGTTTTAAGACTACCGCTTTTATACGTGATGTCCATAATCTCGTGCAATTTGTATCCGGCCTGTTGCAAGAGCAATGCTTCCTTGTAGATCGGTTCCAACGAATCCAATGCTTCCAATATATCATCATTGTAATACTGCCTGTAATTCTCAACCGACATGCAATTGGCATTGATCTCATCATCGTCCAGTATTGTATCGCCTATATCCGAAACCTTCAGATTATCGGAAAACTTCATGTGTGAACGTTTTGAGTCCGCATCTATGATATATCTTTTGGTTACGATATGAAGCCACGTCTGTATTGACTTTGTAGGATCGTAGGTTTCGATATATTTGAAGAAGTTGGTGAGCACTTCCACATAGTTATCATCGATGTCTTCTGGGTTTGCGGTATACTTGATACACAACTTATATACGAGGTTCCTGTGTGGAATCACGTATTTTTCAAATAAAACGGTTCTGCGAGCCGCCGATTCCGCATCTATGTATTTTATTGGGCAGCTTGCTTGTCTCGGTTTCGCTTCCACGCCTTTTCCACATTCATAACAAATAAATCTTTAGCTGATTCAGTCAATTTATGTGAAGCGCAGTAGTTGTGCCAAGCGTTTCTGTGCCGGATAAACGTTTCCCTTACCGCTTCGTCCGAAGGTTTGGGAGAAGAGGATAGGAACTCGTAAAACTCCGAGAGATGTACGGCAAGCACGTTTGTGCGCTTGTCTGCGTCTCTCTGTCTTTTTCTTCTTTCGTTTCTTGCTTTACTCATAATTGGTTTTAGTTTAAACGATATTTTCTTGCGTAATAATAAAATATACAGATAGCGTCACTGTGGTTGTCGTCAATGGGAGTAATACCGTATCTTTTATAGCAGAACTCCATCATCTTCTTTTTGTCTGCCCTGCCATCTCCGGTAGTCCATTTTTTGAGTGTAGCCACATTGATAAACTCCGGTTCCGGCAAATCGAGTTCGTCACACACTTCTTTCAGTATGCCTCTGAACTCACACAGTTTCCGCATATCGGTAAAGTGATTGTTCACATTTACATCTTCAGCGACTATCTGTTTGATGTCGTATTTCTGAATGAAGGCCATAAGTGTATCTCTGAAATCCTTGTGTTGTTTGTTATTATTCTTTCTTTTGGATTCTGTGAAATTCCACGTACCGCCTTCATGCAGTGAATAATATCCCGTATGTGTGGCAATGTCCAGTGCCAAAATATCTTTCTTAGTCAATTCATCGTTGATCGTTTCGTTTTTAGTGGTTCTCATCAATGTATGATTCTCCGTTTTGTTTGTTAATAATCAACTTGTAAGGGTAGTTTTCAGCTACGTTTCCATGACTTACTACAAGGGCGGTAACTCCGATATGGTTGATGGCCGAGAACATATTAGCCAGACCATTTTCATCCACCGCTTCAAGTATCTCATCCAATACCAGCAAGTCAAGTCCCTTATCACCGTCACAGTTTACATTTATCAGTTTGTGCATTGCAAGGATATTAGCCAGATTGACACGAGCCTTTTCTCCTTCACTCAGTTTTCCAAATGAACCCGAATCAACACCGTCACGGATGATGGAGATTGAAATTTTGTCTCTCAGTTTTCCTGTTTTCAGTATCGTATAGCCGGAAAATTTAATCCGTATGTCGCTGCCGATGCTTTCCAAAAACTCATTCGTAATCTTGCTGAGAGCTTCGATCTTGGTGTTGGCCAGATAAGTCTTGAACTCCACAAAACGCTGTCCTTGTTCTTTTAAAGCGTTTAGCCTACTCTCAATCTTGCTTCTTTCTGAAACAGCTTTAGTAGACTTTTTCATAAATTCCTTTAGTGACAGCCTGAGAGATTCGATAACTTCTGTGTCGGATGATTCTTTCAGTTCTTTGATAGTCTGCTGTAAAGTCTCGATTGAACCTTCCGTAGCGGAAGTCGTTTCCTCCAGTTTCTTGATTGTACGTTCCTTTTTGCCAATCTCATCATCCAACAGATCAAATGCTTCATCGAAAATTTTCTTTCTGACATTACTTAAATCGCCTTGTATCATTGCAATCTTGTCGGAGATTGTTTTCTGAGACAAGTTAAGATCATTGATTTTCGATTTCAGCCTGTTGATTGAGGACTGGACGGAAGACAGTTTTTCTTCCCAGTTGGCGTTTTCTTCTCTTAACTTGATTTTTAAAGACTTGGTTTTATCAATCCTGTTTTCGTATTCAACCAGATTGCTGTTTTGTTCTTTAATGCAGGAATCAAGGGCTGAGACAGCCTTTTCTTGCTCTACCAATGCTTTTTCAGCTTCCTCCACGTTAAAATCCTTGTCTGAAAGAAGAAACTCGTGCGAGCATTTGGGGCACTTGATTGTTCCTGCCAACTTGGTCTTCAGTTCCTCTATGGCGACATTAAGATTTCGTTTGGCTCTTATATTCTGCTTTACGGATTCCGTGAGCGAAACGATTTCCTGTTGCTGGGAATTGATCGTGTCGTCATATTCTTTCAGTCTGTCCGGATATTTGGATGAGAATTTTTGATAGTCTTCGTTTAGATTGTCATAATCATTCTTTAAACCATTCAGCTGGGATTCAACCACTGAAATAGACGCACCATTTTCTTCCAGCTTCTTTTCGAGACTCAAAATAGATTGTTCCTTTTCTATAATATTTTGTTTCCAATCCGACAACCCAGCGATGGAAGCTTCCTTGAAAAGAGCCGCAATTCTTTCAACCGCTTCGTTGGGAGTAATTTTATCGTCTTCCTCAATTGTCTGGAGATTGCCATCTACATTGTCCAAACGATCCAAGGCTGCGTTTATCGAATCAATTTCTTCATTGCATTTTCTGATTTCAGCCCGTTTTGAAACGATCAGGGATTCTTTCTCTTCGATTTTCTGGAGCTTTGTCTTAGCTCTTTCTTCTTTTGCATTTTCTTCTGCTTCAATCTGTTCCTGTAACATGCTGACACGTCCGTCAATGTTAGCCACGTTCAGATTGGCCTCGTTTAATTCTCTCTGGAGAGGAACCATATCTTCTTCCAGTTTTTCGATAGCCTTATCCACGAGAATGCCGTTTGAGAACCGGTTGATGATTTCTTTCTTGTCCTTGTCGGAACAGGAAAGAAAATCTTGGAACTTATGTTTGGAAAGAACGAAGTTGTTATACAATTCGTCTTTGTTGATGCCCAACTTCTCTAAGATATACTTGTCATACTCGCTAACGCTTGAACGTACCGCCTCGTCCGTTTCCACCGGTCTGCCATCACGAATAATGGAACACTTTACCGCTGATGCTGATTTTCTGGAAATCTTTCTTTCAACAATAAATTCTTCTGTGCTGCTGTCGCTTAGGAATCTGAGACGGATAAAACATCCATCGGCTGCATCATTGATAATCTCTTCGTTCTTGATTTTACGGAGCGGAGTACCGCCTATACCGATTGCAATCGCTTCAATAAGGGCTGATTTTCCTGAACCGTTTGATTTCTGGGAATCGTTGTCCAAATTGTTCCCGAATACAAGAGTCGTTACGCCTTGTTCCAGTGTATAATCAAGTTCCTTAAATGCACATAAATTCTCAACATGAATATCATTAAGTTTCCACATAATCAATCTATTTTAGAAAGGTAAGACAAACCGAGTGATGGGTCGGCAATTTCTTTTTCTTCACAAAAATCCTCGTAGGTCTTTTTGATCTGCTTGTTGTCGAATTTCTCAAAGAGGCTTGATTTTGCAACTTCCGTCTCTTCGATGTCTTCCGTTACAATCTCTACTTTGTTTGCGCCGGCTTCAATGAGCAGGTTCTTGTCTATCAAAGAGGCTTCAGAACCGGAACAATGGATACGAACCTTTACTTTATATCGGCTGTCGTTCTTTATTTCGGAAAGCTGATTGTAAAGGCTGATGTTTACTTTTGAGAAGGGAACATCCAGCGTTTTATAACGGATATTCACCTGGTTCTTTATAAACTCGTATGAACCGTCACTGTAAAGAAGGGTGTAGCCTTTATCCTCGTCTTCTCCGAAATTATGCTGGCGGCTTGAACCGATGTATTCGATAACAGTTCCTTTGATTTTGGTTCTGTTGTGGTAATGCCCCACCAGAACCTTGTCGAACGGTTCAAATAATTTGGCTGGAAGCTCCTTGTCAGAAGATTGTGCAAGTGCCCCATTAATTCCTTCATGGATATATAGAATATTTTGCTTTGTCTCGGATAAATTGTTTTGAATAATATCCTGAAGTCTTTCTGTAAATGAACCGTTCTCAGGGAAATAAGCCATTATGAACAGGTCAAATCCGGGATAACCTGCGATATAATAATCGTCCACCACATCTACATTCTCGTGCTGGTCGAATACATGACAATACCCACGAATGGCTTCTTGATTTACCTTGTCATGGTTTCCGTTTGCAATAATTATTTCAATCTGTCTTTTCTCGGCTTCAAGCAGCGCATCGTGTACGGCTAAAAGTACATCGAGAGTCTGGGAAGCACGGGATTGAAACAAGTCTCCACCAATGGCAATCTCGGATATATCGTACTTGTCACATATATTAAGAGCTTCGTTCCAGTTCAGTTTAAATTCCGGAATATTATCGTTTGAAACATGTATGTCGTTGAATAACAAGATACATGGAACTTTCTTTTCAGTCATGGTTAAATCTCTGCATTAAAAAGGCGTACAAGTACATGTGTCAGATGTAAATGTACGCCTTCGGGGTAAGTATTTAAACTTTAATTATCTGTCTCTTCTGCGTACCATTCTTGCCGAACGTCTTTCTCTTTGGATTGCAGGTTCGTTCGTATCATCGTTTCTGGTGGTACGGAGGTCTTCTTCCGGTTCAGTTTCCGGTTCTGGTTCTGAAGCCGGTTCTTCTTTCGATTCTTCCTTTTCTTCTTCCGGTTCCTCGGCAGACTTGGCTTCCGGTTCTTCATTCTGGGGAGAACCACCTTGCAATACGTCCTCAATCATGTCAAGCAACATGGCATTGGTTGTTGTACGGGTCATACGGATTTCGAGTTTTTCTTGCTCGATAAACTCACGAATCTTGCCTCTGAGTTCCTGACCTTCTTCCGTCTTGTCATTCAACCCTTTTTCCTGAAGCTCATCGTACATGTCGAAAAGAGAATCAATCGTGATTACGCCATTTGCATTGTCCTTGTCTGAATCATCTCCTTTCTTGTCAAAAGAGAACGAACTTGTATCATCGGCTGGGAGTTCCGCTTTCAGGCTTTCAATGGCTTCTTTCATTTCATCCATTTCCATCACCTTCAAATCGAACTGTTCATCGCATTGTTTCAGATATATCAAAGTGGCTTCAAAATGGAAACGTGTATAACGATACATCACTTCCGGAATACGAGGCGCATTAAGCAGTGCGGTCAGTTCTTCCGATGTCAATACGTCCACATCCGATTCATTGTCGATATTGATGGAATATTCGGTTTTAGCACCGTTCTTTTTCTTTTCAATTTCAACCGGGAATGCGTTTGCGATTGACGAGATAGGACAGGGGTACTTCGGATTCTTCTTCAGTTTCTTCTGCCATAATTTGAACTTACATTCGTCCAAAGTCTTGAATTGTGAATGACTGAGACGAAGAAGCTGGATGCCTTTTGCACGTTCGTCCATATCGAACACGTACATGGCATGTGAGTAATCGTATTTGACACCGCCTTGGAATCCATCGTCCAGTTTTTCTGCAAGCTTGTCGTCATTCTGCGCTTTGGCTTCTGCGATTGCCAGTTTGCGGTAAGTGTCAATAAGGTCTGTCTTGTACCCTGCATAACCTGCACGGCAAACAGAAACGTATGTGAACTGCTGCTTTCCGTTGTCTGAAGGTTTTTGAATCTTCATTAGTAACTGGTGGATCGGATACTCGTAGCTCTTGCGGTCAATTGTACCATCTGCTTTAGGAGCAATCGGAAGGATACGGAAAGTGTAGGTTCCGAACTTGTCCATCTTGATGAACTCCGTCTTGACAAACGACTTGTTCTCTTCTGCGGCTCTGGCTTGGGCTTCTTCATAAGTTTCCTCGGCTGCGGCAAATAACTCAAACACTGATAAGGGCTGCTGCTCCTTTTCTTCAAATTTTTCTTCTTGCATAATGTAGATAGTTAAAGTTTAAAAATTAAATTTTTCGAGAATAATCTTTCCATTGGTTTGCATAGGCATCGGCATAAGGTTCTGACGCTGAAGGAAGTTTCAATTCGTCTCTTGTTATGATTTCTATGTTCCACTTGGTTTTGGCATGATGAATGATTTTCTCGATAACCTCATTCATTTCACTTGATTTTGCGCTTTTCAAATCGAAATACTCATAGGTTTCTCCGTCTATTTCATCTTTGAGAATCGGAGCATACAGTTCTTCAAAGTATCTGTATAGTGCGGATACATCGGGATGTCCCGGCAGTTCCTCAGATATTCTCTTTAGAACGACACCATTTAGGTATTTCAACTGGGGAAGAGTCTTGTTCTTTTCCTTATCGAATATGAGGAATCCATATTCTCCGTCTGAAAGGTCGTACAAACTCTCTTTAAATTCATTAAGGTCTACGTCTCCGTTATTGACAGTTACGATACCCTTTGAGCGTATAGCCATAATTAATTAGTTTTGGTTTTAATTATGATGCAAAGATATATGATTGTTGTTTGATTTACAAAATATTTTCGGAATAATTTTTATTATAAGTTTGTATTATATTGTTTGATAGTTTATTATGGTTTTTATTTTGTATGTTATGTATATAGACTTACTCTTTATTTAAATGGATAATTCTTTGGTTTGAAGAGCCTCTCCATTGAGGATGTGGGATACTTTTACTCTCAATATATCTTCCATCAACCAGTACATCTATATATTTTAATATAGGCTCATCTTTGATTTTTTCATATTCAAATCCTGTGTACATCCAAATTGTTTTATTGGGGAACAAATACTTGATTCTTTTTACAAAATTCAGTATATCTTTCCTGTTATCATAAAACATTGGATCACCACCAGAGAGGGTTAAGCCGCTTACATGGTCTTTTCTTAGTTCATCAAAAATTTCAAATTCTGCCAGATGATCAAATTTCTTTCCACCTTTTGAATCGTGTGTGAATGGATTCTGACAGCCGGGACAGTTATGGGAGCATCCGGCTACCCATAACACAACCCTTAGACCGTCACCATTCAGCATGTCGTTTTTAGTTATGCTGTAATAGTTCATTGTTTTTGTTACTTTAAATCATTACATTGATTTTCTGTCGTTTATTTCCTCCATCTTGGCTTCATTGAGCATGGTGTCACCTTTTATCCGACTGTAACTGAGGTATCCGTTCATCCGATCGATTTTGGTTAAGTTGCTACTACCGCATACAGGGCAGGTGTCCATATTTAACTCTTGATGTCCACAATCATTACAATAGCTGAGAGCCATATTGATACCTTCATAATAGCCCATTTTCATAGCTCTTCTCACCAGAGTTTTGATTGCTTCGATATTATAATCAATCGGATAGCGGACATATTGGATTTTACCACCATTGAATAGATTCCAGAACTTATACTCAATATCCTGTTTTTGTATCGGATCAATATCTTCTCCTACCCAGCAATGGAAAGAGTTAGTCGTATAAGCACGGCTGGAAACACCTTCAATGATTCCGTATTTGGCTCTGAATTGTTCAATCTGAAGACCGCACAATGATTCTGCCGGAGTTCCATAAATGGCGTATAATCTTCCATCTTTTTTCTTGAACTCTTCTACTTTCTTGTTGATGTATTCCATCACCTCTAATGGGAATTGTCCATCTTCAGTGATAGTTTTACCATTATATAATACGTTCAATTCATTCAATCCTGTAATCCCGAAGCTGGCGGTTGCGGATTTTAAAACAGGGGCGATTTTATCGTTTGGTTGTAAATGACCACCATAAAAACCTCCTTCACAATAGGTAAGAGGACTAATGGACGCTCTTTTGTTTCCCAGAAATTCATAGGTTCTAAGATGAAGACCACGGATCATTTCAAGATAATAATCCAATACCTCATAAAAATCCTTATCTTCTTCTCTTGCTTTTGCCAAGATCATAATGAGATTAAGAGTAATAGCTCCGACATTGAATCTTCCGGTGAATACTGGAGTGTCGTTCTTATCAGCCGGATTCATGCCACCTCTCTCATACCAGGGGGATAAGAAAGCTCTACACTTGTCTTTCGACACGGACTATCTCTTTTACGCTGCTAACGCTACTCTGCGCTTCCACATCTGGAATTTCACCAACTATGTACTCTACTCGTTTATTCTCTGGAAACGAAGCTTTTATTTCCAGATATACTTTCGATAGTCTCTACACCTGCTTCTTTATAAAAAGAAGATTGGCACGGTATTCTTTGTAATCAGTTCGCCGTTAGCCAGTATAAAACTGACACCCTATTTTTATAGGTTCACAGAGTTTTAAATGAGCCGTAGTTTATGCAACCATCAGTTGACCCATTGGATATACAACTTTCCCATATTTCTTATACATAGATGGTACGTATCCTTCTCCAGTTAAAGAAAGGAAATCAGGATACATACATTTGCTGGAACATTCAATCGCAACATCAAACAATCTTTCCAATTCTCCACCGGCTCCATGTAAATTTTCATCATACAAGAAAATCAATTTGGGGAATAAAACCGGACGTTTAAACCCTTCCTTTCCTTGTCCTCCCATACGAACTCTCAATGCTGTTTCAGAAACAACACGACCCCATTCGCTTGTGTCGATTCCGAAAGCAAAACTAACAAAAGGATAATCCCCTCTTGAAGAGGCAACAGAGTTAAGTTTTATTTCCAATCCCTGTAATCCTTGTTCAAGCTCTCGAATCGTATCTTTTCTTGCATATTTGACAATATCGTTATTTAAAGGTTCTTGCCCGGTTGCTTTTTTAATCATATTGAAATATTTGGTGTAATATTTATCAAATGATTTCCGACAATATGGAGCAAGAAAATCGTCAATTCGGACAGACAATCCACCATATTGACTGGAAGCAGCAGCCATAATTACATCTCCTAAAACATCACAAGCTACATCCACAGTATGAGGATCTGTATAAAAGATATTTCCCATCTCAAACCCACCGTCAAAAACTGCCTTAACGTCCAATAAAGCACAGTTCATCGTGTCGAGCCGTGCTGATCTGTCGTGAATATAGATATACCCATCTTTTGCAGCCTGTCGTTCTTCCGGATTCAAAAAGAACTTTTTATATCGCTCGTCATTGAATTTATTATATCCGATACTACGCTGGGTAGTTACCAATTTACTGTCTGTATTGCTGTTGGATTTGTCGCCTCGATAGGCAACCGCATCAATGGAACGATGTACCCGGTCAAACATATCGACAAATTCCTGCTTGTAATTTCGATAATCCCGATAAGACTTAGCAACGGACTGACTGACTTCGTCTAATGCCATTTCTACCAGTTTGTGCATGGTTGGAACATCGACATACTGGAGATTTCTTTGCTTATAAAGATTACCCAGTTTTTCAGTGATAATTTCTATAACCCTGTCGTACTCATCCTGTGTAAATTGTACTAAAACCCGATCTGCACTTTTAGTAACAGCTGCTTTAATTTTATCAGGGTTAAACGATACAATTCTTCCGTCTTTCTTTTTAATTTTAAAGACCTGATTCATGATTAAAGTTTAATTGAAAATTAGTTATTAGATTTTGCTCCAATCTGAAGAGATGTAAAATTCTTCAGATATTCACTTAATTCCTTTTTAAATACCGGGGTGTTATTGAATCCGCAGCATCTCGATTCGCCGCATAGTCCGTTTCGATACACGCATTTTCTTACCATCATTGCTGCCAGTTCTGAATCTGCCTTTGCAACCTCGTCCTTGATCGCTTGGAATACCTCGATTGTTTCAGCGTGCGCCTGTTTGCAAAGCCGTAGTTTGGCCATATCAATAAGTGACTGAGCGTTGATGAACAAACCTAAGTTTACCGGAGTGTAACGATCGGAATTTCCCTGAAGGTAAGTAAGTTCGTCCTGTATCTCGGAAATGACGAAATCGGCATAATCCGATCTTCCTTCCTGCACCTCGTTTACGATATTGTTGAGTTTGGATTTGATTTCCTCCAGCTTTTGAATGAGACTGGGATTACCGCCTTTTCGATCGTCCCGACAGGTAAGTTGGAAAGGAACGGAGCCTACATGATGTCGTAACAGGTGTGTTGCTATAAACAGCGGAATGTTCTTACACTCTATCCAAAATACCTGTGTTCGGGTAGGGGAGTGTTCCGCTTTATACATACTGAGAAGTGATTGTTTGCTTGTGCCTAAAAAAGTCATTTCACAAGCTCTTTGCATAAGTTTCTTGTCAGTCAATTTTCTAACTGACACTGTGAAATTTTGGTTCATAAGTTTTGGTTATTATTGAAAAACGTGGTACAAACTTACTATATATAAAAATATTATGCAAATATTAGTGATGAAAATAAGCGTATAAAAACTCGAAGACCTCTCCGGGTGCGCTGTTCTACGGGAAGCGTGAGAGGTCATATTGGTTGCAAAGATGAGGTTAATATTTGAATTATCAAATAATAACCGAAAAGGAATAACCTATTATATATTAAAAGACGGTCAAAGAACAACGCCTCTCTGACCGTCTCAAAAACAAATAACTCTCTATAATATGAGTCTCTTCTTTAAAGCTTTGATTTTCTTTCTGTTATTGGATATGAATTTCTTTAGCTTTTGATTCCTGACGGATTCATAATACGCTTTCCTCTCAGGAGTCAGTTTCTTTCCTCTTCTGCAATACAAACCGTGTTCCCTGTATTCCTCCAGATACCGTGCAAATTTCTTTTTCTGGAAGGAAGGGTCTTTTGATGCCTTAGCTATTATTTCAATAACGTCTGGAGAGGGTTCTGGAAATGGAGAGTTGGGTGTGGATTGCATGATGAGATTGTAAACGACCGGGGTTTCATACAAGAGCATGAACCCCAGCCGTGTTTCCTCAAACCTGAATCTTTTAAGCGTCCCTTTTGGTCTTCCGTCCAGTTTGTTTCTGTTCGTTGCTCTCCGAGGCTTTGTCAGTCTTACTCCGTAAACTTTCTGTGCTTTCGGCATTTTTCTTGTTTTCTGAAGGTTCGGGGCTTTCTTTTATCTTGATAGCCGGAGCTATCCGTTTGGAAATTTCAGCCCTGCTCTTTAGATCGTTGTAAACATTAGTTACTCGTCTCATAATTAAATCATGTATGTAAAATTAAGTTCTGTTTCGCCAACATAATCACTTTCGTTCAGTTGTACGTTGCGACTTCCTCCTTTTATGAAAAACTCCGCACCTCTGTTGTCGTTATGTTTTTCATTAATTTCACTGAAAGAAGTTTTTACTGAATATCTGGGTGGATCTATTTGGTTTGGTATTACGGCTATGACACCGCCCCAGTTACTACCATTTCTTTTAGCAGTATGAACTCTTCCCTGTATGGAAACAATATCTCCAATTTGTCTTACATACAAACCACTTGTATCTGTTTCGCTACCGGAATTGCCCATTTGTAACCAACCAGTATCTTTCAGTTTTGTTTGATACTCTTTGGCATAGGCGGCTCCCAATCTATTGCAAATCTGTTTTTTGTCCTCTTCATTAGCAATTGAAAGGTCTGAAAGTTTATTGTTTTTTTTCAGAACATCTTCGTTTCCGGGACAACTAATCTTGTCTCTGAGAGCCTTTTGAGCGTCCGCTTGACTGGTTCCTTTGGATATTTGGTAGTTTATGTAATCTTGGAAAAGACTTGAAACACTGGCATATTTCCCGTCCGCTTCACTTTTGGTATAAACATCAATGTTTTTAGCAATCGTCTTTTTCTCATCTGAGTTATATCCGTCCAGTAATTTGTTGGCTTTTTTATCAAGCTCGTCCTTAACCACTTTGCCTGTGACAAATCCTTCTGTGTTTGATGTCAAATCTCCCACAGTGATACCATCCAACTTATCTTTCAATGCGGTGGTAAAATCTTCGGTGGACAATTGTTTTCCCTCGACTTTATCCACTTTCTTGTTAAGGCTGTTTGTCAGGTCTGTTTTATTGGCATATATGGAACTGATATTTTCACCTTTGATTTTTAACTCACCTTGAATGTCAACGTAGGTTTTAGGGGTCAGAGTGATGTTGCCAATTATGTTTTTGATATTGAAATCCTGGGATTGGTCAGAATCAAATCCTACTGAAGCGATGTTCTCATTCTTACTGTCAGCCCATTGTAACGTATTTGTAAGAGCCACATTGTCTTTCGTGTACTGGGCATTAAGCAGTACCAACCCATCTCCGGCGTTTTTGACGGTCAGTTTTCCGTTGGCATTGATCTCTTTTGTGCCTCCTTTTACTTGTAAGATTGCGTTTTTCTTACCGTCATACACCGTGAAATTTCGGAATCTGGAGCTTTCGTTGTTAAACCCCGTATAATTGATGTCCACCTCTCCATTATCATCGTCACTGGTAATGTTGATGATATGGTTATCTGATAGACAGATAGAGCCGACTTTGATTGTCTTGTGAGAAACGCTATCTACCAGAACCCCGTCTATCGTGAATTTGGCTATGACCCTATCTTGTTTCAGCAATGTAAACGATCCGTCTGTGTTGATGGATAGCTCATTTACCAATAGTCCATTGTAATACAGTCCGACCGATCCGTTGCCATTTCCCTTTACAATGCTTTTGAGCACATGACCGGATGCCGGATGATTGATAGACACTGAAGTTTTGGATTCAATTGCCTTATCCGCTGAGAAATCTCCGGCTACGACCAGATTCTTTTTTATCGTTTGCTTTGAAAACGGCGTTTCCAGAAGAACCGCATACTTTCCGATGAACTTATCTATAAATCTGGGTGCGTATGAGGAAGTAACCTCAATGAATTGAAGTGCGTTTTTTGTGAGTGATTCAGTCGGTTTTGTCTGACTTCCCACACACAGATAATTATTTCGCCCCCTTTTAACCGCTTCTTTTGCATACATAACGGAATCCACGGTGTTCTTCTCTACAAGATAGTAGGGAAATTTGATCCCTTTGCTTCCTTCAAAGTATCGGATTTTCTTGTTTATCCAAACATACCCGGAAGTGATCTCATTATCTGAAACAACTTCGCATCCGGATATGATGAAGTTTGCACAATCCGTAAATATAGAGGTCATACTGAGCGTTAACTCCTGTAAGTTCAGAATATCGTCTACATACGTGTATCGTCCCCCTGCCTCTGCTACATATTCTTTCATTATGCTTTATTATTTAGGTTTTTGGTTTGTTTATTGTCAGTTTTAATGACACTCTGTTTCAATGTCTGCGTCATAAGTAATCTTCTTCTAAACATACTCATGACGCACCTCCAATCACCGCTAAGTTATTTACAATACTTACTTGATAGGTTTTGTTTGGCTCTATCGTATGGTCTCCAATCCATCTAACGGAGTCAGGCATATTTAAAACCGTTGCGGTTTCTCCAGAAGTAAACTGAAACATATATTCGTTCAATACATTCGGGGTTTTTGGGGAAAAAGTTATAGTTAATGTTGTAACACTTTCGAATTTATAGAATTTATTGGGACTGATAGACTGGGTAGGTGTGGCTCCTTCTATTAAAACAGAAGACATAATTCCACTATCGCCTTTGTCTCCTTTTAAGCCTTGTGCGCCCTGCTCGCCTCTTTCTCCTTTTAAGCCAGAAAAAGCAAATGAAAACGAAGTAGAATCTGTATTTTCGGATTTTGTAACTTTTACCGATGGTGTTCCGGTTGTGTTTGCGATTGTTGCAGTGGCTTCAATAGCCGGAGTTTTCCCATCTTTTCCATTAGTGCCCGGCTCTCCTTTATCGCCTTTAACTCCCGGAATCCCTTGCGTTCCTTGTTTACCGGGTTCTCCTTTCAGACCGGAAAATTCAAATAAAAACGAAGGAGATTCATGGTTTCCGGTCTTTGTTACTTTGACAGCAGGAGAGCCACTTGTGTTTGAGATTGTTGCATTAGCTGTTATTACTGGGGTTGTACCATTCTTTCCGTTGATTCCCGGTTCGCCCTTTTCACCTTTATCTCCTTTGCTTCCCGGAAACCCCTGTTCTCCACGATCTCCCTTATCGCCTTTCAACCCTTTTAAAAGAGAAGATTTAATCCTGCCATTTATTGAACGGTCTTGAAACGGAATGTATTCTTCTCCGGTTAAAGATGTCCGTTCGGGAACTTCTATGATTTGTTTTCCTTTTATTGCCATAATTCATGTTTGGTTAAGTAATAGGGTTTGAAGCAATCAGTTCACAAGTGGCGGTCTTGCCACCGACTGTTGCTGTTATATTTGCTTGTCCTGCACCTACGACAGATACGATGCCTTCTATGACCGTTGCAACACTTTGATTAGAACTTTGCCATATAATCTTTTTGTCAGTAGCATTGTCCGGCAATACCTTAACAGAAAGTTCAGCTTCATTCCCGACATTAAGGATAAGCACGTTTTTGTTTAGGGTAACAGACTGAACCGGAATATCTGGAGGTGTGGTATCAATTTTGATCAGATATGTTTTTCCTGCTATTTTATATGTGTTTATCACAGAAGATAACATATAGACAAATTCCTTTTGTGAGATTCCCTGTATTCGGGGGACACACACCATGAAGCTTACCTTATTGATCGCTTTTTCTTCCGTGATAAAATAGAACTCCCGTGGCTTTTCAAGTGGGTCGTCTGTCAGTTCGGATTCCTTCATGTCTTTCCAGATAACGAACGGCTTGCCATATTTGGAGGATTCCCGATATAAATCTATTCCTATAATCTGAGAATCCTGTATGTATATCCGATCGTTCTTGTCTGCAAAGTATTTTTCGAACTTATGGTTCAGATACCACTCGAAATACATCACTTGACTGGTCATGCGTGCTTCGATATGCCGTTCTTTGGCAAAGTCAATAAATCTGTCATTTATTATTTTCAACGGATAAACCAAACTCTGAATAAAAAGAATGTACTTTCTTCCTCCAAGATAATGCGGAACAAGTTGGTTCACCAGTTTGTCTATCGGTAACTTGTATCTCATTTGGTATCTACCACTAATTTGATTGCTTCTCTAAAATTGGGAATGTCGGCTTCCTCATTCTTGCCGGAAGACTGCCTTAGATAACCGGATTCCGTCTGCATGACTCTTCCGATTTTTTTCTGGGGACTGATATGTCCGTCTCCGTCATAGCAAGCGAGGAAGATTCCCTGTCCGGCCACGTCTTCCGGATCAATATAGACATCCGTTACATGTTCCGCACTTTTAATCACTTCAAGAATTTTAGAGGTATACACACTGGAATCAAATTCCATGTTCATTATGTATTCGTTCAACTTGGATTCTATATTGTCGTATATCTCAGCCTCGGTTACAGCACCGTCATAATATACCGTCACTTTGGGAACAAGGACATCTCCTTCACGACTGATAACCGAAATTCTTGTTCCTGCAAACTTTATCTGATTGATATATGTGTTAATCATCTGCATCTCTTCTTCCGGTATCTTTGCAAGTTTGCCTTGTTCCCCGGTTGTAACCTTCAATATAAGCGTACTGTCCAGATTCTCGTCCTGTGTGCTTTCTATATAGGAAACCTGGGTGATGATCCGTTTAGTCTCGTCTACGGTCGCATATCCGAATGCCAGACCGTCTTCCCGAACCACAAGCGTGTCTCCTTTTTGATATTGCAGCAAAGCGTTGGCGTAATATTTTGGAGTTCCATTAACTCTGTTGTTGATTACGGTTGAAATATCAATAGCAAATACATCCAACAGCATTTCAAAACTCTGTATCACGGCTGCAAATGTCCATGTGATACCGTTTAGAACGGAAACCTTCGAGTCACTGTTGAACTCCTTCAGTTCCATTCTCTTGTTTCTTTCCTCTACGGCTGCTTTATATATATCGTTGATTGTTCTACTCATTTTGTGGCGTATAGGTATAAATAGTATCGTTAATTATAAACTTCCATGCCCCGGCTTCATTCCATGCCGGTTCGTGGGTCAGAACCCAGACCGCTTCCATGCCGGAGCCAACAATATAGTTCAGATTCTCGTCTCTTTGCGGTTCCCTGTATTCTCCGGATGGAACAGTTGTCATTGCAATTTCACAGTTCCGTCTTCCATAATGCTGCTTTACCAGCCCGATCAAATATTCGTCAATGGCTTTCCTGCTGCATTTGATATTCTGGAGATTCAGGCTTTTCAGTTCCTTTTGTCTCAACAAAGGAAGCAAGCTGCCGGTTGTACTGCCGGAACAATCCATTTCAAACATTCCTTTGGACAAAGCAATAAATTCGATTGTCGTGGATATGTTCTTCATCACAAAACGCTCAATATATATGGGCTTTAAGATATATATGTCCGCGTCCTTGATATTTGAAATATCCAGTTTTTGTATTCTGGCATTTTCATCCCCATAAATACAAGTTCTTCTTTTAGTTCCGGTATTGTTGTCGAAAAAGTGGTTAAGCTCAATAGCCTGTTTGGATAACCGTACAATCTGTAAATCAGTATTGTCTCCCCAGTCTATCTCTATCGTTCCCGAACCGGAGATTACAAAACCGATGGATGTTCTGGTATTCTCAATATAAATGTCCATCAGTCTGGGTAGGGTAGGGGATTTAGGATAAACATGCCTCTCACCGTTTGCCGGCATGATTTCATTTACCTTGTAATATGCGGCCACATCTTTGTTTATGACATAATCGTCTGTATAGACAAGTTCATCTCCTGCCTTCAATGTCTGGTCTAAGGAAAGTGATGTGTTGTTCATCATCAAGTCAATAACCCCTTCGATCGAACCATATATATGCAGGGCTACATCGTAAAGGTTTTGTCCGTGTGTTACAATATATTTACCCATTTTGTTCTTTTAGTTCTAAAGACAATTCTCCGGAAACCGAGTCCATGTACGCATTGACTACTGTTACCTTGTCATTGTCAAATTCTTCCTGTAACTTCTGAGCCAGTCCGGTATTCTCAAAGTTACCATGCAGGTAGTCGATGAGTCCGATCCCGGATGTGGGGTGTTGATATAAATTCCCGGCAAATGCTTTAAGTAGAAACGCTTTGTTCTGTTCTAATGACTCACGAATTATCAAGTCGGTCTCATGACCGCTGAAAACTGAAAGATAGCTTCCTTCCTTCAAGATGAAATTGAAATTGCCGTTCTCATTCAGCAGTCTGTACTCGGAGAGCTTTATAGAATCTTTCTTGTCTGTCGTATCGCCACGATATACCGGAAACCATATTTGATTGTTTCTCTTGTTCAAAACATATTCAATATGTCCGTTGCCGTAATCAATGCGGAACCTCACCATCAGTTCTTTGTATTCCGCTATATATGGAATCCTGACATGTATTCCATCTTCGTCTTTATATGATTTTTCAAAGCTGGGAGAAACTACTATCTCGGAATAGCAATAGTTGTCATTGTCCATCCCGACTTGTTCTTCCAATATCTTGAAGTCGTATATAATCTTGTTGGTCAGGTTGTCAGAGGTCTCCAATTCTCCATATACGACATCCATGTTAATATCCTGTCTTGCCATGTTATCGGTTTTAAACAAAAATCCCCCAACCAACAAGAGTGATTGGGGGATCGCACTCTTCTTTAAAAAGATTAGAGCACGCTTTTAAGAATAGTTGTAATGATTATTTAGAAGCATCAGAGTCGTATACTTTCTCTACTGTCGCCCACATATCGTCCGGCAGTTGTTCGTCCGATATTTTTTCACAGGCATTTTTCATGTACTCGATTTCCTCTGCTGTGAAATCCGTTACCAACGGCACGTCTTTTTCCATATCCCATTCGATACGGTTGTTTTCTGCATTTTGTCTGAGATTCACAGTCGCACGTTCCTCTTCCGAAATCTCGATTTTTTTCAGAATTTCTTTCTTGATATTGAACTGCTTGAAGTTGTTTTCTTTAGGCAGAAAGCCTGGGATGTAGAGCCTGTCTTTGATTGATAGTTCCATTGCTTAATTTATATATTTAGGTTATTATTTTTATTTTGATAGATAAGTCGGCTGTTTGGCTACCGCTTCCTTGATTTCTTCCAAGATTACATTGAAGTCCTCAAAATATTTACTGGATGCAATTCTTTCTTTGTAGGGGAAGGTTCCAGACAGATAGTCTCCGTCCAAAGTAATTGTTCCCAGATATTCATTGGTATCTTCAGGCTTTGGCTTATGAATAGAGGCATTTACTCTTGTGAGCAATTTATCAGATACGTTGTATTCGATTTCATATTTGGCATTTACCGTTGTTTTGGTGCATTGTGTCTGAATGTTTACTTGTTTAATTTCCATATAATCGATATTTAATTGTTGTTTTATTGAAGAATAATATGTTGCAGGTGTTTTTGTTTGTTAGCCGCAATAAAACATTAGCCACCCACTACTGCATTTTATAAATATGCGTGCGCAATTGTCTTTAATCTGAAAACTACTCACTGAATTACGGAGTGGCGCATCAATGATCGTTCCTTTAATGTTATACCATCTTGAACTAAGGCTTTTTACATAAATGATTTTACCGTCTTGGCAATTAGGTAATGTTATGGTAACATCTGTGGATGTTTGTTGTATAATTACCAAATCATCATTGGAATAAAGAGATGCTGTAGAGTAAATGTTTCTTACGCTTACGTGTAATCCATTTATTCTTATTCTTTCACCACTTCTTGCGTTCAACAATACATTTCCATAACTTTCAATAGCATATCCATATCCAGAAGCATTACATAATACAGATATTCCTTTTGTACTATTATTGCTTCCATAGGTAGATACACTTAATGCTGTTCTTCCGTCTCCACGTACAGAAACCATACTGCCATCATTAACACGAAAAAAATTGGTTCCGCTGATGTCAATATTGAATTTGGAACTTGAATTTCCAGTCATAACGAACCCTCCAGAAGCATGGAATGTGGTAGATCCCATACCAAAACTTGCAGATCCGTCTGCATTCAGTGCCCAATAATCCTTACTATCAGATTTTCTTGAATTACAAATATATCCGGTTTTATGAATTTCAATTATGTGACCATCTGTCGGATTATCGTATGTGGATATTTTGTGTCCGTAAATAGTGAACCCACCGATTTTACCCTGAGTGAAGTTACAGTTGGCAGCGTTGATCTGGCTGGCTGTAAGGGTTCCGGTATAGATCCCGTTTGCGTCAATTTTAGTCAATCTGGCTACAGGGAATGTGACGGATGTTTTAGGTGAAACAGTTTGGCCATCAGTCGTATATCCAGTAGAGCGTAAAACTGGAACTCCACTTGCGTTTTTCACTCTAAATATATATTTTCCACCCCCTCTGACATATATGTATTCTACAGAAGCATTGGTAAGTTGCCCAATATCACCAACAATGTTTCCATTATTCCAACTTTGACTTGCTTCAAGTATTTCTCTGGTTACGGGAATAGTACCCCAGCCAGATCCATTGGCTGTCCATCTAACCCTTACAGAATAACTGCCGCTGCTATGTGTAGCCCACGAAGGTTTTACTCCGCTATTTAATGTCCAATGCACGCTTATTTCAGTTGCCATAAATTGTGATATAGTAATACAAACCGGATAGTATGTATTTTCGTTTAGCCCTGTAGCATCGATAGTGTATTCTTCATAATCCTTCATTGTCGGTAATGCGTTTGAGCTAAACGTAAGTGTTCCTGCCGCATTCCACTTAATATTGCCATTCGCAAGCTGTCCTGAACCATCATTGTTCAACTTCCATTTCGTCCCGTTGGTGATGGAACCGTCAGAACCCAAAGAGACGCTGTTCTTGGTGATTGCACTTTCTGATATGTTCCAACCTCCGATCTTACCTTTGGTAAAATTGAGCGACAATCCTTGGATGTAGGAAGTATTGATGATATTGGTCTTTATACTATCGGCATCTATTTCGTTTGCGGTAATAGCTCCAGCCTGAATCTTATCTGCTGTAATGGTACGTGATGCAATCTTGTTGGCTGTGATGCTTTCTGCTCCAATAAGATGGGCTGAAATCGTACCTGCTACGATTTGTTGGGCTTGAATTGTTCCGGTATAAATGCCTGTTGCATCAATATATGTTAATCTTGGTTGTAGGTTAGGTAATACAGTGCCTTCAACCAAACCTGCCACATACAAAAATAACCCATTGCTTGCTGTAACAGGCTTATCTTTAATATGCGAATACACATGCAGTTCAAAAGAATCGGTATCTAAAAAAGAATCGTCTGTCATTAAGTATGTACTACCTCTTAATTGTGACTCGTAGTTTTCAAGCTCCGTAGGCAAAATGGTCGATACATTTTTTAGAACAACATATTTTAATTGTGTAGCATTATAAATGCCAATTGTATATTGTTTTACTGATTCATTAAAATCGTTATAATCATCACTTTCAGCAAGCCCCCATCCTGCACCGCACCAAGTATAGGTTGTATTTTTCAATAAAGCTGTTTTGATTGGGATTTTTAGATATTCGTTTTTATTGATTTTTGTCTGCCATGCTTCTGCCAGTGCTTTGGTTTCAACTGAAACATTCTTTAATGCCTTATCAATGCAATCTGTCCATTGTAATGATACTGATTTGTCGAACATAACATTTCCATCAATATCCCACGAAATATTACCTCCTGCCAGTGCGCCAGCCCCAGAAGAGTCCAGTTTCCATTTAAAACCTCTGATTCCGTTGCTTCCAATCGTTATAGCACCTGAAGCGGAAGTATAAGTCCCGGACGTATTGCTTTTTGTACCTCTGAAAATAGAATCTCCATCAATAGTCCATCCTCCGATTGTACCTTTGGTAAAATTGAGTGTCAATCCCTGGATATAGGCTGTATTGATGATATTGGTTTGTATACTATTTGCGTCCAATTTGTCAGACCTAATGCTCCCTGCTGCTATACGGTCGGCAGATAGGATTCCCGTTTTTATACTGGAGGCATTTATATTTACGGCATTGACCTGTTCAGCGGTAAGAGTTCCGGTATAGATTCCTTTACCATCAATATAGGTCAGTTTTGGGAAACCCTTTCCTCCAAGAGCCGTATTGATTGTTTCAATAGGCTGTGTCCAATTGAGAGAAACGTCCGAACCGAACTCGATCTTTCCGGTTGTAGCATTATATCTGATAAACTGATTCCCTCTTCCCAGTCCAGCGTCGCCCGTATTGTTCACATAGAACGTCTTATATCCGTCTTTGAATCCATAAATACCATTGATTGTTTCGGTAGTCACAACTCCGGATGAATTTAATACGCTGAGAGAGAATTTACCCATAGCAACCCCCGTCAATGTTCCGTTCGAGTTTTTTGTTCCGGCAAATATTTTAGGTGTAATGACAGAATTTTCATTGATTTGAGTTTTGTTGTTGTTCCAATCTTTCACCCAATCCAACATATTAGAATCCGCTCCGGCAGCTCCTGCACGTGCTTTTGCGTATGAAAATGAAACAGCAAAGCTCTTTCCGTCCGCAACAACCGGGATACTAATAGTCCCATTTTCTGCCAGTGATGTGCCTACGTTAAAAACAATTGTTACGGTAGCTCCGCTTTTAGACAAAGTACAACCTGCCACCGTGGGTAAAGCCCCGATAGTGGGAGTGACAGGTGTACTTCCCTTCAGAATAGAAATTGTCGTATTTGTAGTTACCGCAGTGTGTATCCTACCATCTTTGTCAGTGGAAACAATATATGAGTTTCTGGAAGCAGACACAGTGTATCCGTCTGTTCCAGGCTTTCCGTCAGAACCGTTTTGTCCATCTTTGGATTTTGCCCATTTGAAAGATATTGTATATGTATTTCCCTCTATGATGATTGGGATAGGGATTGTTCCGTTATCTGCCAGTGTTGTAGTATTTTTATCGACAACATAGGTTATAGTCTTGTTGTTATTATTGACACTGATAATTGAAAACCCTGCCGGTTTATTGATAGTTCCGATTGTAAAATTTGTAACGATATTGTCTCCGGATGTCACTTTGATAGTTGATACAAACGTAGCGGTTAATCCTATTGTACCATTATTTAGTGCATGGAATATATATTCTCCGACAGATTGATTGATGGTGTATCCGTCTTTTTGACAAACCACAACGGCTTGTCCTCGTGCTATGATTTCTTTTCCCATTTCTATTCTTTAGGTTTTGATTTTACCTAAGAATAGCATAAAAAAAGGGCAGGTAGTTTGTCGCTACCGCCCTTGTGATTAAAAATTATGCTTTTGAGACTTCACAGATTAAAGCTCCCTTTCCGGTCACATCTGCTTTTGAGACCACGATGTTTTTGCCATTATATGTTTTGAGCACCGCAGATCCTGCATTGTTGTATAATTTCCATGAATAAGTGTATTCTTTGCCTTCCGCATCAATTTCCGCACCGTTTCGATACAATATTGCTTTCACATCCACATCATTCAAATTGTTTTTGATAGTGAATCCCTTTGTGCTTTCCAAGAATACCTGAATGGGATCGGACATATCGGAGAATGAGATAATATCACAAACGACCTTGTTTGCAGAAGCATTGCCGGAACTTGTGTCTGTATCCTTGATGGCGCATTTGAAAGTTTCAAAGTTCAATACTGCATCTGCCGAAATGGTGATTTCGTTAGTTGTCCATCCTGCTGTAACCCCCATTTGGTTGGTGGAAGTCAGATGAGACCACCCAGCCCCCAGCATTGAGTCATAAAAAGGACTTGTAACCTGTGCGCCTACCGTCACGTTTGCCGTAAGAGCAGAAGTCAATGTTACGGTAGTGGTATTTGTTATAACAGTCTTGATTGTGTATTTGGCAGAACCGATTTGAATTTGAGTGCCCGGTTCCATATTGGCAACGCTGTTTAACACGATGCTTGTTGCACCCGTATTTGCTGCTGTTTTAACTGTGGTCGGAGCAAATACGCTGTTATCCTTGATACCCCAAGCATAAGAAACATTGCTTGTATCAATCGTAGCACCACGCCACAAATCACAATGCGCCCTAAGTGCTTTTACTTCATCGTTTCTAAAGATCACTCCGTCCGGGGCATAGGCGATAGCTGCAATTGTAGCACCTGCGCTTTGGTGTTGTGTGAACTGGATAGTTGCCCAGAAAGGAATTTCCAAACCGTTTGCGTCTATATAAATACCCTCTATTTTATATTGAACCTGTGGGGCGGTAAGGGTCATGTGGTTGGTCTTGATTGTCAATGCGTATTTGGCACTTGACGCACCGATAGTACACCCGTCTTGTCCAGAAGTGATAAGGGTATTGTTTTTATACCATTTGACGGAACCTGCCTTAACACCCGAAGTAAGACTGGCCGCATTGCCCACAGAAGTGATTTTATCAACCGATCCACCTGCAAAAAGAGATGGTGTTAAAATAAGCCCTGTTCCCGATGTCCAGTTCGGAGTATACGAATTGTTATCCTTGTTGTAAATCTGCGTCAGAGCCAAATTGGAAGAAATGAACGCCTGAATCGAAACCGCATCGTTCTGGTCAATAATGGTTACTTGACCTCTTGCTATTTTTTGAGCCATAATTGAAATTTGATTTGTATGATGTTTAAAATTTGATTTTATAATAAATAGAATATGAGAGGGGAATAGGTTTAGCAAGAGAGTGTTTTAAAGATAATTCTCATATATAAAGCAATAAATTGAATTGTCACTTCGTTTTTGTCAATAATATTAATATTGTATTAACTTATGTATAAATACTATTTGTTATTGTTGTGTGTATTCACAATCTTGTTTTCTTGCTCTAAACATGAAGGAGTGTATCAGCGAACCTCCTGCCGAATGGAAATAAAAGAAGGTTCGGTCTTTACCTTATATGATGAATCTCTAAATCCGATAGACGATTTGATTTTCAAAGAGAATGTTACTTTTTATGGGGAAAGAATGGATTATTTGCCAGAAGGAAACAAACAGGTTTATTTTATAGAAGACATAGATACGATTTTCCCAAAAACTGGAATCAGATTTAATGATTTAGCAATAACGGTTGAAGACGATAATATAACTTGGATCAAAAACAATAGCTCTGAAACGAATTTTTGTTTTGAGAATATAGACTATTGTGTAGCCAACGATTCGGTTTGTCATTTCAAATGTTATGGTGACAAAAGAAGCCATTGTTTTACTTATAGTATATATGATATGATGATGCATATTCAAGCTGATATAAAATTAAGCTTGATGAATTATTAATTCGGAAATATAGAAACAAAGGTTCTTGCCTTTGTTTCTATATATTGGTTAGTTCAAATCCACATGACAATCAAAGACCGCCTTACTATAAACATCATCCCCTGTAATTTCCAGAGTCCTGCCAATTCGAGGAATGCTGTTCCATTCTGCATCGGCTTCTGCATCTTTACTTGTCCGAGTCCAAGAAAATCCTGAAGGGTTTATCTTGTCCGTTATATCTTCTCCTGCCTTGAACACGTATGCCGTAAGTGTCGTTTTTCCGATCCCATTTTTAAATATCTGACCGTTACTTGATTCGATATACAAAGAATACGCATCATCCCCGTCATATAATTTATTGATGGTAAAAGAATCCTTGTATTCCTTGTCATTGTACATGGCAGAATACATGATAGTCAATGTATCCCTGTTTTCCCAGCCTTCAAAATCCGGCTTGATGGTAAGCGTATTCTTCTGTACACCGGGAATCCTTACCCAGTCTCCAGAAGAGGAAAGATAAGACCATTCACGCTCCGTATCCTTGCTGGTAAAATTGTATTCATCCGCAATCAGCTGTATTTCATTTGGTGTACAGACATTCTCCAAACTGTCCGGATAATGGAAAGTGTTTTCTCCCGTTATCTTGACCGACTTACTAACGATATTGTCCTGCGTTTCCTGATCCATATCGTCCCATTTGATAGTCACACCGGTCAGTTCAATCGTGTCTTCTGTCCATTTGAACTTTCCACCGGCAAAATGTCCGGTTCCATCCCGATTGATAACGAATGAATTATTGTTAGAAGAAATAGAACCATCATCATTCAGCCTTAATAACGGATTCTGTATCGTTCCTCCGATACCGCCTCTATTGAACCATGCTCCATAATCTTCCGTTTCGTTCAGGATTTCATCTGTCGCCTGATATAAAGTAGCCCTTTCTCCAAATTCCAGTTGTGCGGATGAGAGATATATTGCCGTAATGTCTGAAGTCAGTTCGATATTGAAACTTTCGTTTTCCTTGTAAGACGCAATAAAAGGAATGCTATATCTAACCCATTCGTTTGCGACTTCAATATTGATTGAGTACAAAGGAGTGGAGTTTTGCGACACAGAAACCTTTCCCGTATTCTCGCATTTCAGCCAACACGAAAAACATAATTTCTCACCTTCATGTTTCTTACCCCAACTTTCTTTTTGTGCAATCAACACTGTTTTCCCTGAAATAAGAGTAAAAATATCTCCCAACCCGGTAGGGGATACCTCATTAATCGCACTGGATACAGGAGTCTGGAAATTGCCATACAATGAGTTTATAAGACAATTCTTGTGTATCTTCCCAACGTAAAAAGTAGAAGCAAATCCCTTTTCATCTCCTGCCGTAAGCGTACCGGCTATATTGACGTTTTTAGTCGCATACAAATTCTGGAAATAACCGCCATATCCATCCAGCAACCCAAATACGGGGTCTACAATGCCTGTAACCTTTCCGATCCTTGCCTTAGTGCCGTTGGAGAAAGTTGCAATGTCTGACAGCAATACGATGTTAAGATCGGAAATCTCGCACCAATCACCACCGGACAAATGCTCAGTCAAATCAATCAAAAAACTTCTCATATACTGGGGTGGATAATCCACAACCACAAGTGACAATTTATATTCCCAAGAAGTCGTAATATTAATCATTTCGCTTCCGTCAATCTCACTTCCATCCGTATATCCGAATGAAGTCTTGACATCATTAATGTTTTTAGAAGCCCTGATTTTATACGAAGCCACGATACGCTGAGGGTTACCAACCTGTCTTTCAATCGTTTGCTTGAAGCCGATCGTCTTTGATGAAGGGTTATCCGTGTTGTTTCGGGTAATGCGAAATACCCTATGCACATCACCTTCCTTTGTCTTGCTGTATTCTTGTGAGACAAATTCTTTTCCAGAACAGGCGTATTTATACAAACTGGGTATGTTCCCATCTCCGTTTCCGGTAACAGGATAACAAAGCGAGTTTTCCGTAGCCATTCCGTCTATTACGTCCATAAACGGAGATTCGCTGTCTGAAGCCGTAAGATACAATGCACCGCTACGATCGGCATCGAACAAGTTGGTTGCTCTGACAAAATCAAGAATTTCTCCATTCTTGGGTTCGTTTCCATCAACCAGCATTCCGATAAAATAAGGGGAGCGTTTTTCTTCATTATCCTGCCCGGTTATGATGTCTGTTCCGGTTTCAACAACAATCATCAGAGAATATATGTTGTTTGGATAATCAAAATACTGCCTCCTTACAATATCTCCTTGCCGCAGCCCTTGTGTTTTTTTGGAAGAAGGGTCTATTCTGATTTTAAATTTAGGACATGTATATAATGACATATTATTAAACAATTTTTTCTACAATATCACCGCTACATGAGTCGCTTATCCACAGAGAACCGTTTGTCGAACTGTCTTTTTGCACTTCCAATTCATAGACTCTCATCTTCTTTCGTATCACAAGTTCATCGAAAGTGGCAGTGGCATTTCCGGTTGTCGGATTTTTCATAATAGCCCAATCAGAACCAGCGAATCCGGGAGAAAACCTCTCAGAACTGAGACTGTCTGTGAAGTAAGCGTTTCCATAATGTTTTATACCTCCAGCTACAGCCTGAAGGTAACTCATGTTTGTAAAGAATAGAGTGTTGTCAGTAAGTCGGGTTGCACTTCCGTCTATTCCGATATGCCCTTTTGCTTCCAGCGGTTTATCAAACAGAACAAAATCGGCTTTGGTCGATATATACAGGGAATCTGATTTTTTGTCAAGCGGTTTGTAGTGGCTTGTCGATTCTTTTATCTGAAATATCGTATCATATATGTATCTGGTGTTCGTCCCGGTTTCTTCATCGAACCTTTCCGTACCGGCACTGAGAATTAACCCGTCCTTATCTCCATGGAGATAAGTTCCGTCACTATCGCCAAATCTCAGTCTCTTATGAATAACCACCCCTTCGTTGGAATCATCTTCCCTATATGTCGAAAGCAAATCTTCACCGAAATTATGCCTTACTTTTAATGAACCGGGGAAATAAGCCTCTCCATATTGAGATAATAAGAGATTTGTCCCATGAATATCCGTAATGCCGGTCAATAACCTGACTTTGCTCGTTTGATCGGTTCCAAGTAAAATATCTCCACCGATAGCCCCTAATTGAATGTCTGTTTCGTTGGGTCTGACCAGAATATCGGCATTGCCAATCTTTATGCCGTTACCGACTGTAAAAGACATATTTCCTTTGACTACCGCCTCATTGTCTATGATAGTCAATATCGTTTTTCCTCCAGAACCAAGATTTACACCATAATTGGCATTGAGAGTGTTTTGCAAGGTTAACACCCCTTTTACGTTTAGTGTACCGGCAACCTTGGCGTTACGCATCACCCAGTCTATATGCTCCAGATTTGCGTTTCCTGCGTGATACACATCACTGCCATGTATTTGGATTGCTGAAGGTGAGATAAACACTCCAGTGGCCTTATTTTGCCCGATAAGCACCTCTCCACTTCCTTTAATAGAAGAATCTCCAAAATCAACGATTGCACCTGAAATAGATGTGGTGTCATGGTCTGTATCGTAAGCAATAACCTTCTTGTTCCCCAGATAAAAGTTATTGCCACCAACATTCAACCTGCCATCTATCTGTATTCCATAGACAGGGTTTTCTTCTTCCGTTTTGTACGAATACAGGAGTCTGGTATTTTCTATTCCTGCTTCAAACCCATAATTGGCTCTTAGTAGCCCGGACATATCACCGCCACTTTTCTTTAAATAACCGACTAAAATGCCGCCACTTTCGCCATCTCCACCGCTTGTTATAGATTCGGAAATCGGGCTGGCAAAGTTGTATGCCGTATTTTTCAATCGGATGGAAGTCTCGTCTCCCTCCACTATACCAAACGGATGATCCTCGTCCTTTTTATCCTGTGCATTAAAGAAACTATTATATAGCTGGATGTAAAGCGAGTAACATAAGCTATCCTTGTCAAGTTTTTCGATTTCCGGATTAAGAATAACACTCATTTTGTATATACCGTTTTGCTTAAAAATTTCTGAATCTTGGAAGTCAATGATGTAAAGTTCGGGAAATTCACGGCCGGCATGGTTCCCATGAGCGTTGGGGTGGTTATCTTGCTGCATTCGGTAAGGAACTCTAACATCAGTTGCGCAAGTTCCTGTCCCAATACAACAGGTTCGGTCGCATCTTCACCTCCGAGATACACTTTTCCATCCGTAATTCCGACCGCTGTGTTTCCAACTTTACTTTCTATCTTTTCTGCTGACTGATTCACTTCCGACTTGTCTATTCTATGCTGAATATCAGTAGGAGTCATGTTAATTTCAGTCTGTTTCCCGTCTTTGTCTTTGGCAACAGTCGAAATCTTGTCCGGGGTATATTTGGTGGAAGTCTCATTTCCCGTTTTAGGCAATTCATCATAGTCCGGGGAATCATTGTCGTTCGGATCAAGTTTCTCAGTCTCAGTTGCCCCAACAATTGTCTCGTTATGCGCATTTAACTGCAACACGTCTGCATGGGAAAAATTCAGGACGTACATATACTTTGTTCCTGCATCCGAAACGATTGTGACATCCGAGAATAGGGTAGGGACAATAAGAAATCCTCCGGAATTATCTTTCAGTCCGGACAACAAAACCCCTTTATGAATAATCGGCTCTGAAGAAGCAGTCTCGTCCGGAAACTCACCTACATCAATCGTTCCTGCATATTCCTCGTATTCTTCATCATTCGGATCATCATGTATCTTTGCGACATAGCCATGAATCATTCTGGCCGTACCAACACCTCCTGTACCGGCAGGACTCATGTTCGCTCTATCAAAGCTTCTTCCCAGTGCAATCTTCCTGATTGCTTCCTGAATCATTCTTTGACTGTTGTTATTGTTCGTGTTTATATTATTTGCTGTTTCCATAAGTGGTCTTTCCTGTTATTTTATATGGTATGGTTATTTTTTGCCTATATCCGTTTACCCCGAATGTAGTTGTCACCTCGTCTACCAGATAGACTCCGTTTTTGCTGGGATTCCTATGGTCAATCAGTTCGACTTGTACAGCAGTCGTCAATCCGAAATCACCAAAAAGAGTCAAATCTCCGGTAATACCATTCAGATTATATTGCTTGAAATAAGCGATTGTTTCCTCTACAAGCTGATCCGAATTGATATTCATTTTAGTAGACATGTAAGGTACTACAGTATACGTGCTGAGATCGACTTTTGTCTTGGTGTTCGCTCCCGTAGCTGTCGTATTTCCGGTAATCTTGTGTGTCTTTTTTGAAATCTGGGTGGCATTGACAACTTGAAACTCCTTGCTTCCCGGTGTATCCGGATCGTATTCGGGATTCAGTCTTACCGTAACTTCAAAGAATTTTTCGTTTGACCCCAATGCTTTTCCTGTAACGGCAAGAAACTTAGGATCGGTTTTCAATATCTTCAAGCTGCTACCAGCCACGTGATAATCAAATTGAATCTTATAAGGAACAGATGAGTTGCCATCACCGGGAAAAGTCGGGTCGCTTTTAAACGATGAATAAGGCCGTCCAATTGCAATTTTAGGCATGGCTGAAGAGTCTTCCTCGTATTTTAAAAAACAATACACCTTGAATTTCGACCAGTCATTCAAAACATCCGCTACGGTAAAATTGTCCGTTATTTTTACCTTCCCAATTTGAATATCGAACTTCTTGGTCTCAGAATGCAGTTCAAATCCGGTGTCCTTCAAAAGCCCGTACTTTTCTCCACAGACATCATTTACTTTTGTTCCGGAAACCGGAGTTTCAAACTTCGGAGCTTGTTTGAGTTTCAGTTTATAAGCCATATTCTCACATTGCAATTCAAATATGCTGTCCGAGTTGTAAGCTGTGATGTAACCGTCAAACATATTCTTTAATACCCCATTGTATCCCAGCTTGATATTGACTCTCTGTCCGATCTTGAACGTAGTCTCGTCAATGACGCTTTGAGTATTCCGCTTTTCAATCAAAACCCCGTCCTGCATGACTTCGGTAGTAATCAAAGAAGCATCTTTCCCTTCAACCGTTCCGTTACCGACAATCGTACTTTTGAATACCGTCCCTTTGGGAAAAACGATTTTGGCCGTGCCAATCAATTTTTTATATGATTCGTGAATCTCTATGTTTTGCACTTCATAAAGTGTTATGGGATTCTTGATTACCATCGGATTCTTTGAATCGGCATCTCCGATGGTAATCTGGCAGCATAGAATATCAAGCGTGCTTATAGCCATAGTTTTGTCACTTTTAGGAGGCTGGCCGGATCAACCACCTCGGTTCCGAATTTTACAATTTTGATCCATTTGTTCGTATGCTTGATAGCCTCGTCCACCACCTCTTCATCTGCCAGTTTCACTTCGATTGACTCGGAAGGTTCAACCGCCACACAATGCAGCGTATATGGCTGGACATTACGATAGGTAGGGGCTGGAAGAGAGTAGTCAAGTACGATCAACTTGGATATTTTAAACTGGCGAAGTATCGTATTATCACAGTTTATGGCACATTTGAATTGCATAAGCTTCAAAAACTTTGATACTTCAGCTTCCGGATAAACATCGGGGTATTTGCTTGTGATTTTGCCGGTTATGCTGATTTCCAGATCACCGCCACTGATAAGTTCCTTTCTGGAGTAATCCCGTCCCTGTACCGGAGTCAGCAGTATATTGTTTTTGCTTGATACCGATACTTCCGGTTGCAAATCGACAAATTTGACCGCTTCCCCTTTCTCAACGGTAGTGACCGTGTGTTTTTGGGAATCATAATAGACACAGCCGCCATCTACGCTCAATTCCAGATAATCCATGACAATATTTTTGCCGACAATACTGTCAGTGTAACTCTTCTGAATCGCAACCGCCTGTTGGTCTTTAATCAGCTGGTAATATTGCCCGGTCTTGTTGGCAATACTGGACTGCGATTTGGTTTGTAAATATTTATCCCTTTCCACCTTCTCCCAGTATTTCAAGAACCGGGGGTATGAGCGCAAAAGTCCATAGGCCGCCTGACAAGTGGTTTGTATGACTGCCCGTTTTAGAATTTCCTTGTCTTTTGAAAAATACCGAACCTGCCCGTCCGTCATGGAAGAGAGTCCGAGTCCCAATGTCTGTCGTGCCGCATTGGAAATGTATCCTTGTAAGCTGCCATGATTGACAATCCCCCCACTTAAAATAGTGGAGGTTGCCAATCCGGTCAATCCTTGTCCTAAAAATTTAGCCATATATTATTGGTTTGTTTGTTATTATCCGTTCCAACTCGCATCGAAGTCATGTACGACATCGATTAGAGCCTGTGCCATCATCTCTTTCAAATCCTGCATTTCCGGAGTTTTGCCTTCCGGGGTTTTCATCAGTTCCACGGTCTGTATGCTGAGCAAATTGGTAATGTTCACCACAACCTGTTTTGGGGCCGCCGAAGAGAGTTTTCCGGTTCCGCTGTAATTGCCACCAGCACCGCCATCGTCTTCTTTATTTCCCAAATAAGAAATATCTCGCTTATCCCAAGAATATTTGTCATTGGAATCCGGCTCGTTGGAAAACATGTCGGGAGAAAAACCGGCTTTGGTCATAATATTATATGCCATATTCGCTTGTCCTCCCATTGTTGCGGTCAATGCGGTATAGGTAGCTACCAATAATTGATGTGCCAACCTGTCTCTTGTCTGTTTGGCAACCCTGTCTTTATCAGTCGGATTTTTAGGCAAGGCTGGAGAGTACCATGTTCCATCGTCCATGTTGCGTTTCCATCCAATTTTCTCCAATTGTTGCGAAACAGTCTTTCCGCTATTGATGTCGGTCAATCCCGAAACCAAATCTTGCGCACCGGAAGAAGTTACTATTGCATCCTTATATTTTTCAGCAACAGTAATGATGTTGGGCAGGATTTTGTTGTTTATATAATCCAAGTATGTCGGTGTGCGTTCAAATACAGAATATGGTTGCTCGGACATGTCTTTTGTGTACCAAACCTTACCGTTTTTCTCAACGTACAAGGATTTATCAAGTACGTTTGGTGACACTCCGTAAATTTCGTGGGCTGTGTCAATAAAAGCTTGGATGCCCGTAGCAGTGTTTTGTTTTGCCAAATCAGCCAAAGCGGAATTGATGATTTTTTGCCCCTTTTTATCTGATTCTGCCAAAATCATCGTTTTATATGCGTCCTGATAGGCATTTGCAACGTCATAACCGTTATAATTCTTGTTTCCTGCAATAGCTTGCCCCCATTGGGAAATCAACCCTTTCCACCAATTCCCTGAAAAAGCAACATCTCCCAGTCCTGATTTTTCCCCAAGGGTTTTTTCAGCCGTGAGATCTTTTACCGCTTCTCCTGTAGCCAAAGCAGCACTGTATGCTTTATTCAGAGATTCTGTCAGCGCATCGATAGACGGGTATCTGTATTTTTTGTTGCTGTTTACTTCTTCCAGAATCGTGCTTCGGGCCTTGTTTACTTGCCATGTTTTATACGCAACCATCCCCAATATCCCAACTAACGCAGACAATCCGGCTGTTGCTGCCACTGCACCAGTTCCTATAGCAGACAGAGAAGATGCAGCCCCAACAACACCTCCGGAAGAAACCTGAGAGGCAAACATTCCTGCCACTCTGCCCATAGTTCCTCCACCAAGCGTTCCGGCAACAGAGGTCAATATATTTGTAGCCGCCTTTTGTCTACCGATAAATCCAAGTGCAACCCCCAGATTGGTTAAGGCTCCGGCAAATTTGAATATCTTGGTTGTAACAAAGCCTGTGATCAACAAAGGTTCCAGCCATGTCAGGTTTTTTGTTATCCATGTACCGATCTTGCCGAGTATAGAAAATACATCCAACAATGTCTTTCCAATGGTCTCCAGCCCTTTGGCGAACTCTTGTGGTTTGAATCTATCCAACAAGTCCCTAAGCGCACCCCTGATTTGCGGCTCCATACTTTCATAGGCTTGCATGAAGCTTTCCGAGAACTGGGAGGTCATTTGCGCCCACAAGCCTTTTGTTGTGTTTTGTTTGGTAAGTGCAAGTTCCTGGGATATGCCGTTGCTTGCTTTGTTTTGATTCGCCAGTGTTCTTAATTCCTCATAATTATCAATGAACATCATGGCTGCATTACCTCCGATCTTACCAAAAATAGCTTGCATATCTCCAAGAGTAGCACCGCTTTTGTTCAGGTCTTCAAAAATATCAGCAAGAGGTCTCAACTTTTCAACCTGTTTCCCGTAAATATCCCTGTATTCGGTAAATTTGACTCCCAATCTGTCAAGCGTGTCTTGTGCTTCTTTGGTTGGTTTGGCGAACCTTCCGGACATGGCTCTCAGTGCCGTACCAGCCATCGTTCCTTTCATACCGGCATTACCCAGAATACCGACAGCCGCAGAAGCCTCGGAGAAATTCACCCCAGAGAGACGAAGATACCCGGCTGCCATTTTGAAAGATTCTGCCATTTCCAGAACATTCACATTGGATCGGGCAATCGTGGAAGCCAGAATATCAGCGACAGTGTTCATCGAAGAGCTTCTAATATCATATCCAGACATGATGTTGGTAGCCAAATCTGCAATTTGAGCAACGTCTGCATCTCCTATTAAGGCCAGATTCGTAATAGGGCGCATGGCTTTATTGATAGTGTCGATATTCATACCTGCCATTGCCAAAAATTTTGTGGCTCCAGCAATTTCAGTAGCGGTAAATTTGGTATCGACACCGATTTGCCTAACATTTTTGGACATTTGTTCAAACCTGTCTTCAAACGTAGACAAGTCCGAGTCCGCTACACGGAGGATGCTTCTTGCGGTCTCCATTATGTTGGCATATTCCACCGCATCCGCAAGTTCGGATTTAAAGACCGAATATCCGGCATAGGCACTGAACATACCGGCAAACGGCATGTTCCCCCATGAAGGAAGCCGGGAATATTGCAAACGATTGATAGCTCCTTTTTGCCGACTGTAATATTCTCTTTCCGCAATTCTTTGTTTGTGACGAGCTTCTCTCTCTTGTCGAGCCTCTCTCTTCAGTTGGCTGGCCATACTGTATTCCTGATATTTTTCGTAACGCTTCTGGCTTTCTTCCATCTCTTTAGAAATCCTACGAAAATTATCCAGCTTCTTTTTTACATTGGCTCGGTACTCTCTTTCTTGCTCTTTTTGTACCTTCTTTAAATAAGCCTCATTTTCTTTCTCTTGTCGAGCCTCCATTTTCAGCTTATTGGCCATAACATATTCTTGATACTTCTCGTAACGCTTCTGTTGCTCTTCCATATCTTTGGTTAGCTTACGGAAATTATCAAGTTTTTTCTTTATGTTATCCCGATATTCTCTTTCTTGCTCTTTTTCAATTTTGTTCCAGAGATTAGTATACTCCCTATCCTGTCTCTTAAACTCTTTCTCGCTTTCTCTGGCAAGCCTTTTTAGTTCTCTCTCGGCTTCTTTTATTGTCTTGTTTTCATTTGCCGAGACTTTTCTCTGAATACTGGAACGTGGACTGGCTTTATCTGAATCGACAGTATTGGAAATAACAGGAGTTATGGCTGTAGAACCGGAACCGGCAGGAGGGCTGACCATATTTGTTCCCAACGTCATATTGGTAGCTCCTTTTATCTGACCAAGCAAGCTAAGAATTTCTTCCAGTTTCTTTTTGGCAACATCGGTCTTAATATTGATTTCTCTTCCGGTTTCCAGACTGACAAGAGCCGCATTGACCTTTCCGATAGTTTTATCAATTGCTTTAATCGGCTCTCTCATAGCCTCCATAGCTTGCGAAGCAGTTTTCTTTGATGATTTCTTAGCCTCTTCTTGCGCAGCCAATTCCTGATTTTTCAATACGGCTTTGGCTTGTGCTTTGATAGCCTGGGAATCCAGTTTTTGTCCGGCGTTGATAACAAGATTAATTTTGGCTGCTTCTGCTTGTATATCTTTGACAAGCCTTAAAACCTTGTCCAGCTTTTCTTCAGCCAGATCGGTTTTAACATTGACATTATAGTTTACATCTCTTTTTCTTCCCTTTGGTTTAAATATAGCGTCCATTTTGTTCACCATATTTTTAACCTGTGTAATAGCTGCCTCTGCTCCTTTTTCGCTTATTTTCAGCTTATTGATAGCTTCGGCGAATTTTGTAACATCCTGAACGCCATTGGTTTTTACATCAATGGTGTAGTTTACCTGATAGTTTTGTATTTCTGCCATTGTATGATTGTTTTAATGAAGAATAGGAGGGTATAGGCAGAATAGGTTGCTTGTAAGGATCGGAGAAAGATGAAATAAACGTATAATGTCTCTTGATATTGTACATTACTACAAAAAAAACAAATCAATTATTGTATAAAATATATTTCTTATTAATGGACACAATAAAAATATTTCAGAGTCGTTTTTAAGGCGTAAACTAAAATAAAAATAAAGTTATGAAGAAAATCTTTTTGATTGTGATTGCCTTTTTATCTATAGGCATTTGTGATATGTATTCACAGGTTATAAAGATGGAACACGGAGCAAACCTTACATGGATGGATGGCGGTGGTTATGCAAAGAAAAGAGGAGCCTATTCTTTTATGTTAGGCTGTGATTATTTAGAAAAAGATTGGTTTATGCTATCCAGTGAGATAGGATATATCCAAAGAGGTGGAAGGAGCCTTTTTAGTTATACGGAAGGATATGATCCTGATCGGGGGCAGTATGAATATAATTACAGAAGAATAGCTAAACTTGACTTCTTTCAAATTAATACCACATTTAGGTTTAAGCATGATTTTAAACGCTTTACATTATTTATGGGTGTTGGGCCGACAATAGATATTTTACTAAAAGACAGAAGTGAATACCAAAAACAGCCTATAAACTCAGATCAAATTACAACAACCGAAACCTCGATTCATCACAACAATGTCCTATATGGATTAAAATATGAATTAGGAATTAATTATCATATCAATAATAAATGGAATGCGATATTAAATTTTAGTCAGTTAAATAGTTTTAAAGGCAGTACGATTGGGCATTATGACGGAGATTCTTTCCGTAATAAAATAGCGACATTGTCATTAGGAATTGGCTATCGTTTATAAAATAACTAATAAAATATAATGTTATGAATTATATTATGTGTTTTTAGATAGTTATATTTTAACCATAATAATTCAATTCTATATATTAAATTCCCAGAAGGAATGAATTGTACTTAACAAAGCCCTTTTATATACCACATCTAACAATTCGGCTTGCTGGAACATGATCGCCTATTAATGTAATTATCGTGTCTGGCGTTATTGTCCAGCGAGACCGGATATGTACAAAAACAGATAAACAGAAAACTGAAGATATAATAAAAAACACACAATATTTCCGATTAACTTGAATTATCAATGTGTAACAACAAGTGTTTAAGTTACCATAATTATATATCTTCTTCCCTTGATAATCAAGCTTCCTATAATTTTTCTTGAAAAAATTGTTTTTTATTTTGCTATTTGTTTTTTAATGTCTATGTTTACGACTTTAATCGTGTTTATCAACAAAAAGTTTAGTATGAATATGAGACAATTTAAAGTTTTGCTATTGTTCATAGCCTTTTCTTGTTCTGTATTTGCGCAAGACAGGCTATCTCTTTTTATTGGCAGGGCAAATAAATATGCCTCTGTGGAACTTTCGGATTACCGGAAACGCTTATGTATAGAATACAATACCCCCAACAACTTATTGGATGATTATTACAGGCAGTGTGGAAGAGATTGGGGGAATGTGGGCTTAGCTCTTGAAATAGCCAAAACGTCTGGCAGACACATGCGTGATGTTTGTGATTATTATAGACGTTATCATAGACATGGTTGGGATCGCATTTTGATAGAAATAGGTATAAGACCTGGGTCAATATATTACAATCCTTTTTATGACAGAATAGATTACCACAGTCATTGTTGGCACGAGCATTATTGTTCGTACTGTGACTACCATCATCACAAACATCATCACAAACATTATAAAAAACATAAGAGATATAAACACCACAAGCATTATAGGTGGGATGATGACGATGACGATTGGGATGACGATGATGACGACGATTGACGCTTATTAATTTTAAAATTATATTTAAATGAGAAAAATCTTGATTTTTTTAGGGCTGTTATTTGTAGTTTTAAGTAGCAGTTATGCTCAAAAAGGCAGACAGGCGATTGGATTCGGACTTAGTTATGGAACAGAAATCGAAAGTCTTGGTCTTGGATTGAAGTACCAGTACAATATAACCAATCCCATACGTCTCGAACCGTCTTTGAATTACTTTATAGAAAATGACAATGTCAGTATGTTAGACATAAACATGAACCTCCATTATTTATGTCCTGTGGGCAGAAGCGTCAAGCTGTATCCCTTATTCGGCTTTACATTTTCCAATTGGATGTTTGATTTGGGAGACGGGCTGGATATTGAGGTTGATGGAGATCATGTCCATATAGACAAAGGTGACGATCACCACAATGAATGTCGAGTAGGAGTGAATATTGGTGGTGGAGCCGACTTTGCACTGACAAGCAATTGGATTATGAATTTTGAATTACGCTATCAACTGGTCAGCGATTTCGATCAGGCCGTATTCAATTTAGGATTCGCTTATCGTTTTTAATTTCTCCCATAACAGAACAACAAAAGCCCTTTACCGAAGCGATTTTCAGTAAAGGGCTTTATTATATATAGAATTAAGCAAGAAGCGCATTGGAAGCCTTAGAAATGAGCATTTGCTCATGCAACCAAAGAGCGTCTTCCGATAGCATTGCAAAGTCCTCGTCCGAGAGACTATCCAAATCCACACCGGGAAAGTAATGACGAATATAGATGCACCTTTGCCGGATGCGCTGGTCGTCCTTTACCACCCAGTCATTTAAAAATTTACTATGGTAGATTGGCGAGTAGAAATCACTTCCGAAAGCTGTCCCATCAAACCGAAGAGGAACAATGATTCGTTGTCGATCAGCTCCTTGTCACCGTCCAAGAAACAATCCTTTGCCAAAGTCCTCATGGCTTGTACCTCGTCCTTCTTGGATGCGGCCATAAACTTGGAGAATGTCGGGAAATTCGGTTCTCTCATGTAAGCTACATAAAATTCCTTTTCGCCTGACTCCGTGTCACCGAACACCACCATCGGGAACACCTTGCGATACTTGCCTTCAGTTTTCAGCTTTTTCGCTTTTTCTTTAATTACATTTTCTTGCTCTAATGTTAAATTCTTTTCTTCCATAACTAAATTGATTTGGTTTTATAAAAGAATAGGGAAGAGGAAACTGCAATGTTTGTGGGAGAAGATGATTTTAAGCTGACGATCTATCCCAGAGGGTCAGTCTTACAAGAATGTTTTTAAGTTTTGGTTAACTTAAAACTCAAAATTGTACGTGATTACTAATCACTCTACAAATCAATGTTGATTGTAAACGATAATTTTAAATTTGGTCTTACAAAGATACAAAACTGCAATTCATGCACAATATTTATTTTGAACTTGTTTGATGAACCGTAAGCTGTGGGAATGGGAAATTGATACCCTCTTTATTGAATGTATCATATACAATCTCGTTAATATCAAATAACACACTCCAATAATCGCTGGCTTTTACCCAGACACGGACGGTAATATCAACGCTGCTCGCATTTAATGTGGAAAGAGCAATAAGTGGAGCAGGTGTATCCAATATACGTGGATCGTTTTTGATAATTCGCTGTATAACAGCCCTTACTTTCCCTATTTCTTCTCCATATTCAACACCGAACACCCAATCAACACGCCGTGTTTCTTGTTTGCTGTAATTGGTGATGGCGTTATTATTCAAAATCCCGTTCGGGACATATATCATACGATTATCAAGAGTCGAGAGTATCGTATGGAATATTTGTATTTCTTTCACTGTTCCGTTTACGTCAGGGCCTTCTATATAATCTCCAACCTTGAATGGTTTGAATACCAAAATTATCAGTCCTCCTGCAAAGTTTGATAGGTTTCCTGAAAGTGCCATACCGATAGCTACACCGGCAGAAGCCATCAAAGCCGCAAAACTGGTGGTTTCCACTCCCAGCTTGCTTATTACCGCAAAAGCCAGAATCATATTAAGTAGAATTTTCACCAAGCTTTTCAGAAAAGTCTGCACGCTTGGTTCCACTTTTCGTTTTTCCAGAATTTTAGCAACCAGCCTGTTTATCTGTTTGATTATAAAACACCCGATTGAATAAATAAGACAAGCAATAAAAATGTTTTTACTGGCATTTACACTAAAATCCAGCAACTTGTCTAAAAATAAATCTAACTTCGTTGATAATAGAATATTCAAAAACATCTCTAATCTAAAACAAAATGAGCGACAAAATTAACAAAACCCCATTATGTGCTTGTGTTATTTATAATAAAAATAACCCAAATAATAAGAACATAAACGAAAAGGAGCGGTGTATCAACAACCGCTCCTTCCTTAGAATTAACCCTCTCCGATAACAATATCGAACGGGTTAAGCTGAAACTCTTTTGTAATGTTTGTATCGTCCTGTTGCGACTCCATTCCGTCTTCATTAAAGATACATCCTTTAAGCGTCACGGTAGTTGTAGTCCAATCGTCCGATGCCATCGGGTTGGCAAATGAAACAATCAGGTCGAACTCCCCAATATCCATCAGCGAGCCGTATGTGCTTCTCAGGGCTTGCTGGGTAGCATAGTCCATCGTGATGGATGCGGTATAAGTCAAGTTACCGAACCCTCTTGAAACCGGCTTGCCGCCAAGTCCGTAATTGGATTCAATTTTACGAGTCTTATTCCATTTAATGCCCGATACCCCCTCCAGTGTCGTACTGCCTTCGTCAATGCCGAGTGCGGTAGAGGCAAGGGTAATCATGCTCCAAGAATAAGCAACGTTATTAATTACTGCCATCTGTTATTAGCTTTTTTCGGTTAGTGATAATCCTTCTTCTACATAAATAGAGGTCGCAACCCCGACCGGAACCAAATAGTACGCAATCCTTAGTGTGTCGTCTACCAATACATTCTGATCCGAAGCGATAACAACACTGTAGCCGGAAATTTCCTGGGCTGTCTTCATCTTGTTCAGGATGTCACCGATCAGATTTTTGAAGGACGTGATCTTGGATGGAGCCAAATATCCGGTAGACGGATTGACCAAAAGCGGAGAGTTCACATAAGGCAGCAAAGCCTGTCTTACAGCCCTGCGTGACTTGTTGATAGTCCTGTTTCTGGCGATTGTCCTGAAGTCCCCGTCAGAACAAGTGCGGTCTTTTGAAACGTAAACGCCATTTTCCTTTCCGGCATACTTGATAGGGAAGATATACCCCTTATCGTCCAGATCGTCCAGCATTACGGGAGAAAGCGACTCGTATGCGTTCAAGCTTGTAAATTTTTCATTGTCGTTCAGATTCAAATCTCCGAATCCCAGTTCAATGTCTTGGAAATTATCTCCAAAAAGATTGAACTGCTGCACCCAAGCGATAGATTCCTGTACGTTCGCTTTGGCTATACAACCCATGACCGAACCCAAGAAACCGACCGGAGTACAGTTCTTGTTGCGCATTTGCATTGTCGAGATCAATTCATTTCGAGCCTGTCCGATGATAACCGATGTGCGGCTTGAATCGCAGATGCAGGTCGGGATCTTGTTCAAATCCACCTTCTTGCCATCCGAATCATCCGTACCGGTATTTGCGCAACTTGCAGACAACACAAGAGAAAGAGGTTGGTTCTGGGTAGCCAGAAGTTCCGCTTTATCATTGATTGTCTTTACGATATTCAAAAGATACGTTTCCTCGCTCTTTTTCCATAACGGCTGTTCCGTCCAGATGCCAAGCTGTGAGATAGTACCGCCTGAAGCACGCTGCATGATCTCGATAGCATCCCAGTTACTTGAACAATCCGCAAACATCACGTAGAGCTTGCCGTATCCATCAATATTTCCACTCATTCTGAAGAACTCAGAAATATGATAGTTCGGAATGCCGAACATGAAGTTCTTGGTCGCTTCATCGCCTTCATCGCATTCTACCCTTTCAATGATGCCATAGTCTTTGATGGCCTGTGCCCTGCTTGTGATATAGCACACGTCTCCCAGCTTTAGTTTGGATTCGTTGCTTTTTCCGTATCCGGCAGTGAAAAGTTCCGGTTGTTTTGAAACATCGAAAAGCAATCCCGTGATCTTTTCATTGGATGTGGATGTAGCTGAAGGCAAACGTCCGTCCGTGTCTGTTATAAAAACATTTCCTAATGCCATATAATAATGATTTGGTTAAAATTATGCTGTGTAATGTGGGTTTTTGTAAAGCTTGGCTTCCCCTCTGAGACTTTCGGCGGTTTCTTCCGTATAAGCCCCACCCTTGTCGTCCACATATAAATTCTGATATTGAGGATATACCTTTAATACATCGTCAATATGTTTGGGGATCTGAACAGGTTCTGACTCCTGATCTTCTGTGTTTTCTGAAACAGAAGTATCTTGTCCCTCTGGTTGTTTTACATCTGCTTCTCTCACATTTAATACGGAACCTTCCGTTTCTTCAATTTTCTTAGGTCTTGCCATATATACGATTATTAAAAAAGGGAATGGAGTCTTTCTCCACTCCCTTTTAGGTTTTGATTGTAAAAATCTTACTCGGTTTTCTTATATGCCGTATGCACCACGATTTCACCCGGACGAACGATATTCACATCCATCTTCATTCTCATCTGGAAGAAGTACAATTCCGAGTTGGCTTGCAAACGGTCGATTTTCAGAACCTCGGTATCGTTAGCGTAATCAACGCCTACCCAGAGATTTGAATCCATACCGGTACTGAAGTTGCCCAGCACGATTGTGTGTTCCGGAACCCCGACAATAGGAATGATTCTCTTGCCTTTGAAGCGATACTTGTTCACTTCCGTGTTCTCAGAATACTTCACCTGTTTGTCAGAAAGATACTGGTCGTAAGCATCCCAAGCGTCCCAACCCATGACATAAACCAGATTGGAGTTTTTGCGGATCTGTTTCGGACATTTCTTCCACATCGCATACATCGCTTTTTCGACAGCCGCACCATCCGTCAATTCGGTATTGCCAGCCAAAATACACTGACCACCTGCTTTTGTTTCAGTATCCTGTGCGTTTACATTGTCGATAATGCGTTTGATAACGCCATCGAAGTATTTTTCCTTGCCATCTCCGATCTTTGTGCATCCGGAAGGTTCTGTTACTTTTGCACTTGCATTGCCGCCTTTTGCGCTTGTCCAGATCGCATTGCCGATGTATTCGTTCTTCTTGTCCATCAACAGACGCAGCATTGTCGCCTGAATCTTCGGATCAAGTTCACGGAATACCAGATTGCCTTCGGGTTGTGCGAACTTCCAGTATTTTTCATAGTCACGTGGGTTAAATTCCAGATAAACCATGAAATCTGCCGGCTCCAGATAACGTTCGGTCAACGTGTATTTGTTGAACTCATCGCTGCTGCCTCCCTGAGTGCTTGTCGGGGTCGGCACGTTATCCTGAATGATGTCGCCGAGTTTGATAGCCGGAAGCGTATATTTATGCTGGATTCCGCTCTTGATGTGAATCAGCCCTTCCTTATATGTGTCGTTACCCTGTGCGGTATAGGTTAGCAAGTCTTCAAGAACTTCACCTGCATAACCGTTTTGAGCAAAATTTACTGTACTTGCCATTGTTAGTTAAGTTTTGGTTTTAGTTTTTAGGAAAGTGTTTTAAACTCGAAATCCGCACCGACAACAGCCTTGACTTTCTCAGCCATTTTTTCTTCCGCAGTTTTAGCGGCTTCCTTAGCTGCATCAATGTTGGCCGGATCGTCTGCGATTTCCTTTGTGATGATTTCACGAGCCGGAATCGAAGCCAATGTCTTTTCAGCCAGATCAAAGTTTGCGGTTGCCATCTGAACCCATTGTTCTTTGGCCCCGTTTTCAATCTTGCCTTCATTAATGGCATTCTGAACCATAGTCTCAATTCTGGCTTTTTTCTCGTCAGCCTCCTTCTTTTCGTATACGCTCAGTTTGGCGTTGACACTATCCAAATCCTTTTGCATGTTCTGGATGGTAGCCTCTTTACCTGCGATAACGGTCTTCGCATCTTCCAGATCCTTTTGGGTTGTGGTAAGCTTTGCTTCAACCGCTAACAGATCAGAGATACGAGCCATAACGTCTTTGACCTCGAAAGTGCCGGTCATGCCAAGCGAAGCCGCTACCGCTCCGATCTCGAATCCGATAGTTGTTCCTTCGTTCATAATATTTTCTGCTTTTTTGTTAAGAAATTGATTGTTGTCTTTTTGATTAAGATTAGAAGATTCGTTTTCGGATAGTTTATTTTCATCTATCTCCGAATTGATCTTGCACATCATATCCTGAATCATAGCAGCATTGTTCTCGATGCCGTTTATTCCATTTCTTACCTTGTCGCAAACCTGTTTGGATGTTTTAAGCACGCAATCGGCAGAAATGATTCCAGCCTTGACTGCCGCTTTTGCATCAAAGAACGTCCCGTCCTTATCCGCTTCTCCGTTCATAATCGCCTTGACGTGTTCTTTCGTGAGTCCGAAACGCTTGCGGTAGATGGTTTCGATCTGTCCGGTAAAAGCCTTTACCATATCCGACTGCTCTTCCCCGGCTCCCGGCATGAAGGGATTGTGAATCATAAGAATGGAATAATCCCTCATTAAAGACCTGTCACCTGCCGCCCAGATAACCGAACCCATGCTGGCGGCGATCCCCTCGATTATACATTCTGTCGGTATCTTGGAATTGGAAATGGTCGAGTAGGTGGTCATGCCATGCAAGACAGAACCTCCCTCGGAATTAATCAATATCCTGATAAGAGAAGGTCTGACGCAATTTTCCAGAAATTCAAATTCGGAATTGAATTGACTGGTGGTCTCTTCGGTTACTCTGCCGAAGAATTTGATAACAGCCACCTCGCCCTGTTTGGCTTCTCCAACAATGTTTTTTAAATTATTGATGTCCATAGTGTTTTAATACAAATAGATAAATGAAATAATATATGTTTTTCTTATTCCTGCACTTTGTCTGTCAGTGAGACATATTGTCCATCCGACCACATCAAAGCGTTCTCGTCCTCAGTCAATAAAGAATTGTATATCTGGTCTTCTTCGGGTTCCGGGTCGGAGCCATCAGTCATAACAATACCGGTCACTTCATTATATGTAGGGGATGTATGGTTATCGTGTTGGTTCTCGTTATGTTCCGGCGCATCATCGTGATTGGTAAACGGAGGCATAACGAGATACTTTTTCAGCCATTTTCGATATTTCCAAGCAGAATCCTCTCTGAACCACACTTCGTAATCGATCCAGTATGCCTGTAACATATTGGTTGTGGTAGGCATATCGTAATAGGTCAAATTACACCTTTCATTTAAGGCCGGTTCGGTGTCTTTGGCATCTTGAATAGCCATGTTTATCTTCTGAAAGACATAAAAAGGATAACATTCCTTGTCTTCATCCTGATTGTTCAAAGTATTTAGAATAAACCTGACACGCATGGTAGCCCGACCTTCCCCGATACGTTGTTGTTGTACCAGATACCGGACATTGGTAAAATGTATGAATACAGCCGGAAAAGCGATCTCCATTTCCAAATTTTCACTTCTGATAATCCTCTCGAACTGCCCGTTGTCAATTTTGACCGTTTTAAACAGAGACGGGCTTTTCGGATCTTCTTCATCCTCCTTGATTGTCAATATGATTTTTTTGACTGCCTTGTAAATTTCATCCAAAGGATTTTTTGGTACTGATTCCGGTATTGTGATTTCACCATTTTCAGAATCTTCCTTTGGCAACTTCTTTTGTGGTATCTTATCTTTTATCATGTAGGAAATCCTTTAAGCAATACATCTTTGATTAAATTATTGTTCACATAATCATCTATTTCCCGATTAAATCCGATAAACTGCCTTTGTACGGGTTTTCTGGAAGAATATTGGTTCACGGTGTATGGCGATATTCTGGGATCAGTGTTGTGTATGGCAGCATATCCGATACTTTTACGTCCGGTTCCCCGTTTGCCACGAATAACCTGTGATTTTTCATTTGTGTGGATTGTATAACTGGCAGATATTCTTTTAAACGGCAGTTTCCCGTCCGATCTTCTGGCAGAAGCATCTTTTCTGGATGTGCTGGATGCAAAATCGTTTCCTTCGACAATTGGAAAGGAATCTTTCAGCGTTCCGGTATCATTCAGGATAGGGTGCGTGAACCGTTTGCCCCACCGAGATTCCCTTGGTTTCCATGCCTTGCCATCAAAACTTTGTGTATCGAACGATTTTTTGAATACTCCTTTTGAATATTGCCCCACTTCGGTAGCGAAGTTTGCGACATTAAAATCCAGTCTGCTTGGAGATATTTTTTCCAGTTGATCGCACATTTCCTTTAAAGTAACCTTAGTCATTCTTCTGTATAAATTTAGATTTGATTTTTCCGGCTATTTCTTGTAATTGGAGAATCTTATTTGTCGGTATCTTAAAATAAGGATGTGCATCACTGAAGATTTTTCCACCGGCAGCCAAACTTTCAGTGAACACTGGATTAACTAACTTTTTATATTTTCCGATCTTTTTTTTGTCAAGAGAAGCCGTAACAAACGATTCACTGCTTGTTCCATCCGAAAGCAGATAGCATCGGCACGCATAGTCGATAGGGGGAATCAAATCTACCGGAAACTCGTTTTTCGGAAAAGATATGCCTTCCAATGCCAAATGTGAAGCCCGAACTCTTTCGTCCCCTTGTGTCATATAGGTAACGATCGAGTTGGAGGCAACGCCTATCCACCAGTATGCCATAGAAGCAGAATACAACACGTCTTCGTTTTCCACAGAAGCATACTGGAAATTGTATTTCTCACAAATCTCTTCGTATTCTTCCATATCCTCTATGTCCAATTCTTCCGGCAGTTCGTTTATCATCTGAAACTCTTCCGCAACCGCAAAATCAACCAGATTTTCGATTGCGGCTACCAAAATATCCCGTTCTTGCCTTTCTCTATCCGTAAGCGAGGAATTGAAATTCTTTAGCAAATCAAAAGCCTTATCGAAATCCATCCTGAGTCCGGTCAGTACACGATCAATCAGAAAAGAAGCCCTGAGAGCAACAATATCCTCAAACACTTCCCAAGCTTCGGCACTGTTTTCTGCCCGATAAACAAATTTCCTAAACTCTTCCAGAATCAATAGAAACTCTTCCTTTTCACGACTAATCGGTTCTTCTTTGGGTGCTTCGTAGCGTTCGGCAACCACATTCGGGAATGAAGCCGTGCCGCCTACTTCATTCCCCGGATAAAATTTGTGACTTTGGATGTTTGTCCTCTCGGATGTCCGTATCTGCGAAGATATTCTTCGTCCGACATGATGTGCCGGTCATTACTTCCATCTCCGATAGCACCGGATGTTCCGATTGCTCCGGTCATTACATTGAGTTGTTTTCCGACATTGATACCAAATTCTTTCTCGATCTCATCACCCGTAATCTCGTACTTATCCGTCAGAAGACCATACAGCTTGATACGGTCTTCATTGTTCATTTCGATACGATTTGAATATTTGAACACCAGACCGGATTTGATATATCCCATTATAACAAGACGGGGAACAATCTCTTCGTTCATTATATTTTCAATGTACCTGCGATACACTTCTATACGGTCACGAAATATGTCCTGATGCGCTTTAGTTGAACCGACATAAGACTGCATACCTCCGGCCATAGATTCCGATCCCAAAATCAGATTGGAAACCTCGCTATTTACCAGTTCTATCAATCCGGTATAGATTTTCTCCGAGTTCGACATTGTAAAAGCCTTGATGTCCATTTCATCTTCCAATCCGGTTACGATAACCTTGTTTTGCGCAGCATTGGCTATATCGTTAGCCAGACGTTTTCTGTCCGCATTGTTTTCCGACACAGTTTTCCCATGAATGATGGGCTGGCCGTATGTATGCGAGAAATTGACGTAGTTGGCCATTGTAAATTTCTTAGCCAGAATAAGAGGTGTGGTGGCGGAAAACAGACCGAGATCCCCGGATGAAATAAGCACATAATTGTTCTTGTAGACAGGAGATGTGACATCCCAGTTGGGGAGCCATATACCCTGTCTTCTTAGTACCACCTTCTGATCCGGCAGCACGTTTCTTCGCTCAACGATATTGATATGGCTGAGTTTTCCTGTAAGCGGATTTATATCAGGCAGAATCTCCAACAATGTATATCCGTACAGTTTGGATTCCACAATTCCCTTGATCATCTTGTCAAACTGGGAACCCTGTATCTTTTGTGTTTCTTCCACATCTTTGACATACTTGCCTTTTTCGTTAATCTTCGCAAGCATATAACGGTCGCCGAGAATCTGACTTTCCAGAGTCTCTATGACCGATCGTATATGTGCGTCCTGCTGCAAGCTTGCCTCATACAAGTCGATGAGCCGTGACCTGTCGTCCAAGATTGTCCCCAGTTCTACGTTTGAACGTGTGGATTTATATCTGTTGTTTCTCTCGATTTCCCAGACATATTCCTGTATCGTCTTTTTGCTTGTTCTGAAAATACTGTCAAGTAGCTGATTATTAAACGCTCCTTCTATATTTTTACTATCCATAAGTTATGTTTTAAAAAGAATAGGTGCGAAGCGGACAATCTGTTGTTTAGGGATATGTAAACCTGTATTATGGTGATAATGATTGTTATTGAAAATTATAACATATCGATTATCTTCTCTTTATATAAAGATATGTTGAATTTTTAGGTATATGATATTATTTGTTTATTGTGTCTTGTATATGTATTTATAAATAGCAATATATCAGATATATAAATAAAAATACAAAATAAAATATATGAAATATTATGATTGTATTATATAAAGACATATCTTTGCGGCGTAATTAAAAACCAAAACATATTTATTTAACCAATTAAAGTATACCGACTATGAATACAGGTATTGAATTTTACAGACTTCGCTTCGAGTATATGGGCGAGGACAGTGACGGAAAGTTAGCAACCAAGAAAGAAGACGATTTGGTCGTTGCGGTAAATTACACGGACGCAGAAGCTCTGGCGTTTGAAATGATGGAAGAGATGAAGCAATATAATGATTCCGTCAAATATGAGATCGTGAAGGCAAAAATCCCCGAACTACTCTTTACAGACACCTTCTCCACTGACAAGGAGTATAAGGAAAACTATGTGTTGTATTTCTTTTCAGAAGAAGAGGATGAAGCAGCCTTGTTTGCAGTGAGCGTCAAATACACGGAGATCAGCGATAACGGCAAGGAAAAATCCAAGAAAGAAAACATCTACGTTGCCGCTTCCTCTCCGAAAGAAGCCTACGATTTTGTCTCCAAGTATTTGACGAAAGTTGAAACCCGTGACTGGGCGATTCGTGATGTGAAGTTTGACAAGGCTTCTTCTGTCTTGGTAACTGAAGAAATGCACAAAAACAATTTGTTTAAATCCGAAAATGCCGGGCTATTATGAAAAGTAAAGTGATTGTGTGCAAGGAGATCAAGTATGCGGAATTTCCGGATCTTTTGACAGGCGCAGATCAAGAAGGGAATCGTTATGCGGATATGACGCATTTTTTGGAAAAGAAAGGCAAGACTGGGACAAACCATATAAGTTTGTTCCAGATGAACTTTCTTTCATGGATAAATGCAGCCGTTGCAGCTTACGATGTACCGAGAGAAGATATAATCATCAACGAGACCAATACCGGGCACGTGCTGATTATGGAACCTCTTGAACTTCTCCTGATTGCCTATGTCGATACGGATTTTGGAATGTACATGCTGGAAAGGATTGAAGAATTGTTTTCAAACGGTTTTGTCATTTCCGATTCAGCCATCTTATCCCAAGCACAAAATAGATTTAGTTCTGAACAATTACAAGATTTATTAAATGGAAAAAGAAAGTAATGGATTTTTAAAAGAACCAAAACAAGTATTAGTTTTCAATGCAGCACAAGTTCTGATAGCGATTACCCGGTCGGTCAGAAGTGCTTATGAATTAACCGGAGGAAATTTACAGGCTATCTCCTTCGCATGTACAGGCAGGTTTATTTCCACGGGTGGTTTTTACTTCAGGCACGTATCTCCCCATGTGGAAATAGAAATGAGTGATATAGGAAACCTGAAGCTGTCCGATTATGACCAGTTGTGCGGCGTAACCCGAAAATATCACTCAGTAAGAAAAATGGCTCATAATAGAGAAGCAAGAATAAATAAAATCAAAACCTTAAAGTAATGAAAGTAGAAATCGTAAACAAATCAAAACATGAGTTGCCAAAATATGCAACTGCAAGTTCAGCCGGAATGGACATCCGTGCAAATATTGAACAGCCGATAGTATTGAAGCCACTGGAACGTTGCCTTGTTCCTACGGGACTACATATTGCGCTTCCAGAAGGATATGTAGCTAAAATATGTCCTCGTAGCGGCTTGGCATTGAAAAAGGGAATAACCGTATGTAATGCGCCAGGGGTTGTGGATGCAGATTTTCGAGGTGAAATTGGCGTTATTTTGATTAACCTTTCGTCTGAGGATTTTACAATCAATGATGGAGAGCGTATCGCCCAGATGGTAATTGCTCACTATGAACAGGCAGAATGGGAACCGGTAGAAACGCTGGATGATACAGAGCGTGGAACTGGAGGTTTCGGGCATTCGGGGGTAAAGTAATGGTTTGTAGCGAAAGAGGGTGTCTGCCAGATGGACATCCCAATGTAAAACAGTGGTCTGTAGCGAAACATATTTATGATTCTTAACTAAAACAATATTTAAACTGATTTTACAGTATTGCAAAAGGAGTCGTGGTTTTACCGACTCCTTTTATAAATAGAACATAACAAATAATAACAAAATATAGAAGATGAATAATTTACGAACAAACGAACCTATAGAATTAATAAAGATAACAGAACAGAACGGCAAGCGTGCTGTAAATGCAAGAGATTTGCATTGTTTCTTAGAAAACAAACAAAAGTTCGCTGATTGGATTAAGAGTCGTATCGAAAAATACGATTTTATAGAAGGACAAGATTATCAGAAACTTTGTTTTGATTATAAAGGTAACTTGTTGAATATCAGACATCATAATTTTATGAACTCTGATAATCAATATATTAGCAAAATTGAATATGCGTTGTCTATTGACATGGCAAAAGAGCTTTCAATGATAGAAAACAACGATAATGGCAGACGGGCACGCAAATACTTCATTGCTTGCGAAAGAAAACTGCAAGAAGCTAATGTGCCATCCTACCAAATCGAAGATAAAATAAAAAGAGCGGAAAAATGGATAGAAGAAGAAAAGCAACGCCAAATTGCAGAAGAAAAAGCCCGTGTGTTGCAAGAAGAAAACGAACGAAAAGATTCAATAATTGAGGGTCTTGTTTCAGAAATTCCTCTTGCCGACATGAGACAGCGTATCACCCAGATTGTCCGTAAGGGCAGTGCCGGAGATATAGGTAAAGGCTACCGTTTACTGTATAGCGAGTTCAACTATAAGTTTCATGTCAATGTGTTCACACGCATGAATAACGCCCTATATAAAGGCAGTGCAATGGATTATATCGAAAAAGAAATGAACAAGCTGCCTGATTTATATGATTTGGCTTGTAAACTTTTTGAAAACACTTATGAAGATTTGATGGAGTCATGGGGCAAATCCGCAAAACGTGCCGAGCATCAACGTAATTTATCACAACGTCAAAAACACCTGTTATAACATGAAAGAACAATATACAATCAAAACCAAAGAGACGTTATTAGACAATATCAAACGCCATAACGAATTGTATCGTAAAGGAACGCCGGAAATCTCCGATGCTGAGTACGATGCGGAAATTGAACAATTAAGAAAACTCGATCCTGATAGCGACTGGTTCAAGCACATAGAACCTGCCAGCGTTTCTACCGGCAGAAAGGTCTTTTTGCCTATTCCCATGAAATCACTGAACAAGGCCAAAAGCCTTGGTGAAGTAATCAAATGGTGCAAATCTCTCGGACTTACAGGAAGAACAGAAGTAATCTGTATGCCTAAGTTCGATGGCTTGTCATTGCTTGTAAACGAACTAACCGGCATGGCTTATTCTCGTGGCGGTGCTGAAAATGAGGGGCAGGATTGTTCAAAACATGTAATGGCCGCAAACATAATGAAGGATGCCCATTACCGTTTTACTTTTGGTGAATTTGTAATATCAAATAAAAACTGGGACAAGTTCTTCAAAGACAAATTCTCTCCCAGTACCGGAGAAAAGTTCAAGTCGCCTCGTAATACCGCAGCCGGAATGTTGAATGCGGATGAACCGAACAACCTTATCCAGCACGCTTCCTTGTATCGTTATGGAATAGGTCAGTCCGATCTTGTCTCATATATAACCTATGAGCAGGTGATAAAGGAACTTTGCGAAGCTTACAAACAACAACCTTTGTTCCATAAATGCAAGGTGGAAGAATTGACAGAAGAGTCACTGAAAGATTTATTTTCCGCATGGTCGAATGGTTATCCGATAGATGGTGTTGTAATCTATATTAACGATCTTGCCATCTGGGATAAGGTAGGGCGACATGAGACAACTGGAAATCCGTTATACGCAATCGCTTATAAGCATCCGGATTTTACATCCGCTTTTCACACAACCGTCAAATCTATCACTTGGAAAGTCAGCAAGGCTGGGGCATTGAAACCTGTCGTAAATATTGAAACAGTGGATACCGGAGATTGTGAAATGGAGAACCCGACCGGATACAATGCCGCTTTCATTAAGACAAAACAATTGGCCAAAGGAGCGGAAATTCTGGTTACACGCTCAGGCGGTGTGATTCCGAAAATCCTTTCCACCATCAAACCTGCTGCCTCTGAAGAACAAACAGTAGTGTGGAGCAAGCTTTCAATATGCCCTTCGTGTGGTGCGCCTACGGCATGGAATGGTACAATGGTAGAACTATGCTGTACCAATCCCGACTGTCCGGGAAGAAAACTGGCGAAAATCATCCATTTTTTTACCGTTTTAGGAGCCGAGAATATGGGAGAGGAAAGCTACGTCAAACTGTTTGAAGCCGGATTCGATTCGATAAAGAAGATTTTGAATATCACTCCGAAAGAAATCCTTGCAATAGACGGTTTTGGAGACAGTACGGTAAATATCATCCTCCAGAACAACAAGAAAGCATTGGAAGAGACGGATGCTGCAACCTTGATGCACGCCAGCGATTGTTTTGAGGGGATCGGACTGATAAAGGCAAGAAAAATCCTAAGTGAAATGGGCGGCTTTATTGATCTTTTCTATCAAAAGAAATACATCCCCATGTCCTCTCCGGGAGATTCCAAGACATACCGCTCTTTCTGTGACGGAATCAAACCTTTCTATAAATTTCTGGAAGAAACAGGGCTTGAACTTCGTCCTTCTGAAAAGAAAGAGATAAAATCCAACGGAAAATGTGCCGGATTGAAGGTTTGTTTTACCGGAATCCGAGACAAGGAACTGGAAGATACAATTATTCAAGAAGGGGGAGAAATTGTAAGCGGTGTGAGCCGGAAAACCACAAATCTTATAGTCGCAGATCTTTCTTCTAATAGCTCCAAGATGCAAAAGGCTAAAGAGTTGGGAATAGCGATTGATACGATCGAATTATTTAGAAGTAAGCATTTGCTTTAGTTTGTTTTTAACTAACTATATATTAACATGATAGGTTAAAATAGTTAATAGAAAAAATATTTATTGATTTTTCTTTGATGATATTCCTGTAATGTATATCTTTGCTCTCGTAAAAAGACAAAATCACTAATTATGGGAAAAATAAAAGGAGAAATAGTAGAATCAGAGCCTCTTCAGATAGAAGATTTTAAGAGGTTATTGGAATGTCTGTCCACTGACAAGAAATACTGGATCGAATTATATTGCAGAGTGTCGTTCTGTACGGCTTTGCGTGTATCGGACGTATTATCTTTGAGGTGGATAGACATTCTTTGTAAGGACGAAATCTGTATTACGGAAAAGAAAACGGGCAAGACACGCCTTATCAGAATAGGTGAGACAAACAAGAAGCGAATTGCCGAATTATACAAATTGCTTGGTTCTCCGGACTTGGAACTACCTATCATCAAGCACCCCAAAAAATCTACCGCATATACTGACCGGCAAATCAACCGGGTATTGAAGACACTAAAGGAAGAATACTCTCTTCCGATCAGCCGGATCTCCACTCACACTCTCAGGAAAACATTCGGAAGATGGGTATATGAGAAGGAAGGGCAAAGCGAAGCGGCTCTTGTATTGCTTAGTAAAATGTTCAATCATTCCAGTATTGCGATTACAAGACGGTATATAGGTTTAAGCAAGGAACAGATAGACGATGTATACACTTCGATAGATTTTTAATGGGAAAGAAAATATCCGGTGGCGATATAGGACTTATGATAGAACCAAATCCTGCTTATATCAAAGCATTGGTGCAAAAAGAACTGATACCTACACAGAAAAAGTTTATGGCCGCAGCATTAAAGAGTCTTTGTCTCAGTTGTGAGCATGTGGATTACTGCCCCAAGAAAACCGAAGAAATCAAATGTATCAGGTTCCAGAATTATTTGACTCACTACCAGAATCTTTTAATAAATGAAATAATTTAAGAATATGACAAACCAACCAAAACCCACATTCATAATCAATAGCGAAATGAAGGAAGCTATTGATTTAGTTTTAAACACGAATACCAATGTGTATCTGACAGGCCGGGCAGGAACCGGTAAGACCACCTTGCTCAGATATATACTGGGTGTCTGCAAGAAGAATACAATAATCGCAGCCCCGACCGGAGTTGCAGCGATAAATGCCGGAGGTGTAACCCTGCATTCTCTCTTGAAATTGCCCTTCTCACCTTACAAACCGGCTTTCGTCAGAGGCAAAACCCTCCATGTATTAGGCTCATACAAATTAAATGACAAGCAAATAGAAACTATCCAGAAATTAGAATTACTGGTGATAGACGAGATCTCAATGGTTCGTGCGGATCTTCTTGATGCAGTAAACGATGCGCTTTGTTTCTACAGGAATACCAAAGAGCCGTTCGGAGGTGTTCAGCTTCTTTTGATAGGAGACCTTTATCAGCTTCCCCCTGTCACAATAAAAGAAGAATGGGGGCTTGTTGAGAAGTATTATGATTCTCCTTATTTCTTTTGCTCGAAAGCGTTAAAAACAGCCGGATTCAAGACTGTGAGTCTCAGCCATGTGTTTCGCCAGTCTGACGAAGAATTTCTCCACTTGCTTAATGAAGTTCGTAACGGAAACCTTTCAGCGGAAAGCAGAAAGAAATTACTTGAACTTTATGATAAGAGATATATAGGAAACAAAGAGAGCGGATATATAACGCTTTGTGCTACCAATAAGTCAGCCCAAAACATAAACATGGATAATTTAGCAAGGCTGGAAGGAGAAATTTACCGATATGACGCAATACTGTCCGGTGATTTTCCAGAGAACGCAGCCCCGTGTGAACCTCAATTGAACCTGAAAGTCGGCGCACAAGTCATGTTCTGTGCCAATGACCAAGCCCCGATGGAGCAACGAAAGTTTTACAATGGTATGCTTGGGGTTGTGGAGGAAATCATAAACGATGATCTATTCAACTATGTCGCAGTCAGAACCGATAAGGGAGAGAAGATTATCGTTACCAAATATACTTGGAAGAATGTCAAGTACGAGTGTGATGCTGAAGGAAAGATTGTAGCGAAAGAAATCGGTTCTTGTACCCAATACCCTCTGAAACTCGCTTGGGCTATCACGATTCACAAATCCCAGGGCTTGACTTTTGACAAGGTAATCGTTGATGCCGGAAGAGCGTTTGCGCACGGGCAGGTTTATGTAGCCTTGTCAAGATGCCGGACATTGGAAGGAATCAAATTGATTTCAAAAATAACCGACCGCCAGATTATCTGTGACAGGAAAATATTGGAAATAGAACAGAACCAATGAACATATATCAGACCGTCCCCCGAATAGATTGTGTTCGTTTTGCCAAATGCAATAAAAAGTCTCTGGCTCATTGCAGGAAATATCGGAATACAGATAGTGAATGTAAAACTTGCCAGCTGATAAGGAAGCGTATTAGTAACAAATACCAGACGGAAAATGAAGTATATACTAAAAAATTGTGTTCCCAGTGTGGTCGGTATTTGCCACTTCACAGATTTTATCCGAGAACAATAAAACGAAAAGATAAAACTTACCATACATACACAAGTGCTTGTAAATTATGTATGAATAAACCAAAACAAATTGTATATGAATGATAAAGAGAATCAAGGGCTGACTTTCCACATAAGTCCAAACCAAACCTTTCTATGTGACATAAACATAGACAGCATATCAAAAGACGAAAATTATTTGCTGATTAAGACTGGAAATACTATCAAACGTCTGAAAATATCTGATATAAGACAAGCTATACGTCTTGTAATGGAAACAAATAAACATGATACAAAAGACATTACCAGTACGATGGAAGTGGCTGAAAAAGATATGAAAAACAAAGCCCTTAAAGCATTCTGTCGGTCTTGTATAAGATATAGGCCATCGGACGGTCTGTGTCTGGATGGATTTTGTGAAGATTGTTCGATGCCTGTTACATATTGTACACAATGTATAGATGCAAAAATGGCAGACGATTATATGTGTTATCGAAAGAAAAAATTTATGGAACAATTAAATGAAATCAAATGAACCAAGAAGATTTTGTAACATTAGAAACAGCCGTATTGCTGAAACTAAAGGGTTTCAATTGGCCATGTGAACATAGATACAGAAAAGCGGTGGCAGAGATTAAAAGCGGCGAGGTTGGCGATGAATATGTATATTTTCCAAAACCTACTCTTTATGTGGCACAAAAATGGCTTCGAGAACAGAAGAGCGTACATATAAGCGTTGATTATAACTTTCCTACCGACAAATGGTTTTATATGATTATTGATGTTAAAAAAGGGAGATGTATGCAGTTTTCCGACAATGAATATTTTTCTTTTGAGGAAGCTATTCAGGCAGGAATTTTAGAAGCTATTAAAATGACATAATTATGAAATATAAGAAAGAACTGGACGATGAATCTAAGATAGTCAAGTATAAAAATTTGGTAGGAAAATATCTTTATAAAGCTCCCAATGTATATAAAAAGATTGTCAGTGTTGATCGTGTAAGTGCAGGGGAGTGTTGGGATGTGATACATTACACATCCGTAACGGTCATTTATGATATAAATACCCCCTTTGCAAAAATACAGTTGAGCAACTATGGACTGATAGAAGATTTTGAAATTGAGGAACATTTAACAAGCAAGGAGAATTTCGAGAAAGCGTGTCAGAATTGTATGGATTTAATAAAAGAAGTTTTATGAAAAGCATTTTGAATATTAAAACAGCATTATTGTTCACTTCATTTATAATTATTTCTACATGTGTAGGAATATACCATGATAGAGCAGTATTAGGATGGCTAACATTCAGTATATTCTTATTGATTTTTGCAATATGCTACGATATACCAACAGGATACGAACAATGAACGAATTAGAGAAAAATAAAACCTATGTCATAGGTAACTACATGATTAGAATGAATGATAAAGGAATACTAAGAATAACATCGGATAAAGGCGTTATTCTCGTACAACCAAAAGCCGATAATTCAATAGAAATAAAGTATAATTAAAATCTGGAGGATAAATTATGAAAAAATACAAAGTGTTGTTTGCCGATCTTGACGGAACATTGATTGAAACAGCCAGTGGAAAAACCTTTCCTGAAGGGATTTGGGATATGAAGATCAAATTTGATGTGCTTGATGCAATTAAAAAACTTGCACCGGATTGTGTATTTATTGTAAGCAACCAAGGTGGTGTAGAGAAAGGATTTGTTGATGAGTTTTCCATTAGCTGTAAAAGCCTTTACATTTCAAGGGTTGTGAAAGAATATTGCAATATAGGTGGTGCTGTTCGTGCTAAGCAGTGCATATCGAATAATAAAACTGACAAATACAGAAAGCCGAATACCGGGATGCTTGAATCTTTTTTTGATGAATATATGGACAAGTTCAACTTTGATAAGGGTGATGCCCTTATGATTGGTGATGCCAGTGGAAAGACCGGGCAATTCTCTGATTCCGACAAAAAGACCGCAGAAAATTTTGGTATCGATTATTTGGACGTTGAAGATTTTGTCAGCGTGATGAATGCGACCCATGCTTCAGTGAAGATAAACAAAAACACAAATGAATCTGAGAATAGCCAAGAAGATATATGCTTATCACCCGAAACGGAAATGGAATTGGTTTCGTCACGAGAAAGCAAGAGTGGTAATTTATAGATGGTTAAGAAACAATGAAAAACCTAATAGATAATGAAAAAAGAATTAATTCAAATAAATACAGACGCTTTAATTAAAGCATATAAAGAATCAAGTAATGATTGTAAAAACATTCTTGAATCTTTGTTCGGTGAAGAAATATTCAAATCAAAAGATATAACTGAACGCATCAAAACATTTGAAGATGCTTGTAACGAATTGGGTATAGAGCACCCATTTGTACGATCATATAACCTTTGGATGAATTACGGTGCGTATAATCAACCTGACGTAGACGCATACCTCAAACTACGCATCATCGCAGCAGCACTCAACGAGGGATGGGAGCCACGATTTGCAAAGAAAGAAAAGCGATACTCCCCTTGCTTCGTGTCATATACTCAAAAAGAAATAGGCGAAACAGACGAAGAACAGAAAAGCCATGTGGCATTTCGGTCGAGCAGCAATGCGGATGCGAGTGTCGGCATTGCGTGTATGAGCACGATCTACGATTCATCGGATGCAATTGCGAGCATTGGTTCTCGGCTTGCCTTCAAGTCAAGCGAACTTGCGAAATACGCTGGCGAACAGTTTGTTGAGATTTGGGCTGACTACGTGTTTAAACCATAAAACAACAAATAACGAAAACAAAACATTAACAGTAATCAAAAATGAAAGCAAAAATTAGAACAACCGGAGAAATTGTAGATGTCAAAATGACTAAATGGGGTATGTATGGAGATGCAACAAATATGAATAGACTATACGCTCTACATGACATCGAAATAATTGAAGATACAATTGAAAATGTGAATAACATTGACTGGGAACATCGCAGGTATGAAGTTGCGAAGGAAGCCATGCTTCGCATGATAGACCCCAATGTGTTAACTCAAAAGTATTGTGTTATGGCTGTTAATGCGGTTGAATTTGCGAATGCACTTATTGAAGAATTGAAGGAAGCAAGGAGTCCAAAATGAAGAACGGTGATAAACATTGTAGTTACTGCATTTATTACGTGGCTTTTGCTAACTGCCAAATGTATTGTAAGGCTTTACTACGAAGAATAACAGCAAGAAGAGATGCTAATAATTGCAAGTATTATAAATCATTTCTATTAAAACCGAAAGGAGTTGAAGAATGAAACGAGAAGATATTGAAAAAGCAGCAACCGGTTATGCAAAAGAAATTTGGAAATCCGTAATTGGTTATGAAAGGCTATATAAAGTAAGCAATTTAGGGAAAGTAAAGTCTATGAATTATAAACATACGGGATTATCGAAAATATTGACACCTATCAAAACTCACAACGGGTATTTACAAGTAAAATTGTACAGGTATGGTAAAATGAGTAGAGAATATGTGCATAGAATTGTTGCATCTGCATTTATACCAAATTTTGAAACAAAGCCACAAGTTAACCATAAGAATGAAAATAAATCAGACAATAGAGTTGAAAATCTTGAATGGGTAACAAGTAAAGAAAATTTAAATTATGGTACACGAGTGAAAAGGGCAGCCAAATCAAAATCAAAAAGTGTGCTGCAATTTTCAATAGATGGTAAACTTTTGAACACATGGGAATCAGCAAGATTAGCTGCAAGAACATTAGGATACAATCAAGGGAATATAAGTCAATGTTGTGTAGGGAAATTTAAAACCATGTATGGATATAAATGGAAATATGATTTGTTACCTAATATGGAGGAATGAAAAATGGCAGAAGCGATAGTATTAACCGCAGTGAACCTATTCTGGGGTTATATGTGGTACTGGGTAGGGAAATATGTAGGAAGATATGAGGAACGAAGAAAGGAGGATTGATATTATGGATTTCGGACAAGATTATACAGATGATGAAACCGATAATGGATTTGATAATTATAATTACGATTAAATTATGAGTGGAGGACATTTCGATTATCAGCAGTATCACATTGAAGATATTGCTGACAGCATAGAACGAGAAATTGAAGAAGCTACCAAGCCGAAACCGCCTTTGGTATGGAGGGAAGATGTAACAGTCTTTAGAAAAATAGACGATTGGCATTCCGTAGGCATTAACAAAGGCTTCAAGACCTATGATGAAGCAGTAAAGCACCTTAAAAAAGACAAGACATATAAGTTTGTCCGTGAATATGAAAAAGACGGGAAAAGAATTTCCGAGTTCATAGAGAGCGACAATCTTATCGAAGTCAAAGAACTCAGATGGCAGGAGTACGAAGATGGCGAGTATCATCCTGAATACACCGAAGAAACCATTCAGATATTCAAGGATGGAGTCAAGGCATTGCGCAAAGCAGCAATCTACGCTAACCGCATTGATTGGCTGCTGAGTGGTGATGATGGCGAGGAATCGCTGAAGGAAAGACTGGAAAAAGAACTTAAAAAATTGGAGGAGGAAGCATGAATGATTCAAGAAAGGACGACCGAAAAGACAACAAGCCAATGTGGGAATTACTTCCGCTTTCAGATTTGGAAGATGTAGTAAAGGTTTACACCTTCGGAGCAAAGAAGTACGCCCCAAACTCATGGAGAAACCTTCCTGATGGAATGGAACGCTACAAGGCTGCATTATTGCGGCATTTGGTGGCGTTCGATAATGGAGAGGAATTTGACGAAGAATCACAGCTGCCAGCACTCGCACACATGGCTTGGAACGCAATAGCTATGTTGGCGATATGGCACGATAAAATGAAGGCCATGAAAGAAAAGGAACTGAGAGATAACGAATTTGATAATTATAATTACGATTAAGCAATATGGAATTTAAATCAAGAATATGTACAACACGTGAGCAGTCGGAAAAGCTGCTCGCTTTAGGATTGAAGCTGGAAACGGCAGATATGGTATATCATCACACAAAGAGTAGAGTTCCTGCTTTAGAGTGGGAACTGGAAACCAAGCCGCCCACACAGAGAGACAAGTTTTGGACAAAAGAGCGTATTGCCAAATTAGCAAAGCACGGGGAAACCGGAGAAGAAGTCTTTGACAGGCTTTGGGGAAAGGATGTTCCTGCATGGAGTTTATCGAGGTTATTGGAATTATTACCAACCGAGATTCCAGATCTACAAATCGGATTCAAGCCGCATCATCCGGAACTAATAAAGGTAGAACAAGGATATATTCTTTCAATAAGAAGGCACACCGCCGATTGTCGGGTTGGCACACACATGGAAGACGATCCGATAGAGTGTTGTGTTTTAATGATTGGTTGGTTGATTAAACACAATCATTTTGACAAACAATATTTAAATGATAGCAAGAAATGAATCTTATAGACACATGGGTTACTGAGGTAATCGGGGAACCTTACTATGATGATTATGGCAGTGGAAATTATAAATGGTGGTTGAAAGTCGCTTACAAGGATGTAGGTGGTACTGGCACTACAACTTTAATGTTTAATACGAAGGAAGAAGCTGAAGCGATTCATCCAGGCTATAAATTCCTTCATTAATCAGAACCGAAATGACATATTTATTATTTATAGTAATAACGTTATTAGTAATAAGGCATTTACTGAAAATAAAAGAGCAAGACAAATGTTCCCAGTGTTCCATGAAAGAACTATGTAAAGAATGTCGAAGGAACGGGGATGCACCGCCTTGCAAACAATAACCAAAACAATAACAAACAATGAATGAATTAATATTTATCGGAACCAT